TCGTATATTTGCAACGTAAAACTTAAACAAAAAAGGAGATAATAAAGAATATGGTAAAGATTGCAATGTATAAGAAAGACAATGGCGCATTGCTCGTCATTTGGAAAACGCCAAAGGGAAACCTTGTTGGAGAGGTTTTTAATAATGGTGTTGAAAAGCGTGGCGAGTGGGATAGCAGAACCACATTCTGTGGTGCAACAGAGTATCGTGTGTGTGAATATTTTGGCTTTAGCACATCAAATTCAATAGCGTATTGGAAACGTTGGCCCTCTCTCACATATCGTTTATAACGCTTTCAAAGCGTATTGGAAACGTTGGCCATAAAAATAGATTTATAATATGGAAGAAATTTGGAGAACAATAGATTGGAGACCTTTGTATGAGGTATCTAACTTGGGTAGGGTTCGCAATCGTAAAAGTGGCAAAATTCTCGCCACCAATCCCACCAAGTCACACAGGCATCCACAAGTGTGGTTGTATAGTGAGTATTGGAACGCTACGGAGCAATACACACTTTCATACATCGTTTATAACGTTTTCAATGAGAATAGGGTTTGGACGAAGCGTATTAAGCACCTTGATGGTGACATTACAAACAACAAGTTAAACAATTTAAGTGCATATTAACATGAAACCAATCGCATTTTTCTTTACGCAGTACACGGATTATGGTCAGTTGATTAAAGACCAAAGTGAAATAACCCCACCAAGTATCTTTCGAGGTGGAAAACGATAGACAACTATGAACGCATTAGCAAGTATGATAGCAATTCTCACCTCTCCAATTGCTCATAGGAAAGGTGTGACAATATCAGCAGAAGATTGTAAGGTGTGGGCAGAAGAACTACGAAATTACGAGGAACACGTAACTAAAGAGTTGAAAAACTATTATGAATTGAAAGCAAAATGTTAAATTCTAAAAAATTGTTAAAATGAGGAAGTTAATTTGGTAATTAGAAAAAAAGTATATATCTTTGCATTGTCTTTGAGACGATAGATATTTGGTAAGGATAAATGGAGAACAAATCCCTCTGAATAGTTCAAGATGTGAGGGCTTGGAAGAAGACGAGAACGCCATACCTTACTTACAAGATACTTGGTTGCGGTGGACAACCTACTAAAAAACCACCTTTTGGTAGATACGAGAGGAGAACTATCCGCAAGGGTAGATGTAGACAAATCGGCATCAAGTTCGTGCTTGATGTGTCACTTCGGTGGCTTCGGCAGTGCAAATCTGTCTCTACCAACTTATTGTTCAGTTATTTTTTAATCATAGATGTGAAATGGAGCTGCTTGTGAAAGTAGTTCCATTTTTTATGCCTAAAAATTTGGTTATTCCAATTTTTTGTCGTATATTTGCACCACAATTCAGTTAAACATCTAAATTCATTACAATTATGGCAAAGACAACAAAGAACGTTCAGAACAGACCTCTCCATGCGATTGCACGCGACATCCGCAACGATTGGAAGAACCCCTACTTCGGCGCAAAGCCTTACCTTGACGCAATGGCTATGCTCGATTCCATTGAGGACAACTACGGATGGGATTCAGCAAAGAGCATTGTCCTCTACTTCTTGTCAAACGCATCCACTTGGCGTGGCGATACCGCAAAGGCCATCAAGAAAGAACTGAAAAAAATGGTGGGGCTGAAATAGCCCTACCACTTCTCTAAGATATTTTTTTATATCCAAAAATTTGGCCAGTTTATGGAAATGTCGTATATTTGCAACGTAAACATCAAACAAGCTATGAACAGAGAAATTATCTTAGTAGAGGTCATAGAGGCAGAAAACCTCAACACCTCAGAGGAAAAGGCTTTCAACAATACGGAGAAAGCAGAAGCGTACTTCACAAAGATACTGAAAGAAAAGTTCGATGTGACAGACGAGGAAGAGATTGAAGAGGCACTTGACAATGGCTATTATGACAGCAAGAACCTCAGTGTGAGCATCAAGGAAATAACATTTGAGGAGGACTAAAGCTATGGCAAAAGAAAAGAAGCTGTACTACGTCAGATGGTTTACAAGTGGCGGCTATAACTACAAGGACACGTCCAATGTTCCTTGGGAGGGCGTAAAAGAATATAAGCGCATCGCAAAGGCAATTGGTGAGAAGATAACCTATGAGCCAATGTAAATCAATGAAAGTATGAAAGTAAATGAAAGATTAAAGAAACTTGCAAACCAATACCTAAGAGATTACTGGCAGCTTTCTAAAGAAGAAAGAAATGAAGTTGCTAATACATTTTTGTTTGTTACCACCGAATTTTGTAATTGTAACGAAACGGAAGTAATATTAAGAGGGGTTGGTTTGGTTGGAAAGTCTTATGACTATGACGATATTAAATGGAATCAGTAAAAGTCAGTTAAAAATAAATTGAAAATAATTGGAGTAATCATTTGGTTATTCCAATTTTTTGTCGTATATTTGCAACGTGAAACTTAAACAATTAGAGATTATGATTACAGCAATTATCGCACAAGAGTACAACGAACTTTGCAGCCTCGTATCTAACATGACCTACGAAGAGGCTTTTAAGAAGCTGAACGGTTATAACCTCACAGCAGACCCTATCACCTTTGGGGAAGAGGAAAGGCTAATCGGCATCAATGAGTTCTTTAACGTGTCCTACAAGCACATCAGCACAACCATCTTCCGCACAGATGAGAATGGCTGTGAGGTATGGGAAGAGTTTGACGTGCATTTGAGCATAAGAGACGGAGTTGAACTATTCTAAACAGCAAACAATATGGAAACGGCAATCATCAACGGAGTTAAGTGCGCCTTACCTTGCAAGGCCGTGTCAATTGGACTTGACATGCAGTGCCATAATGTAGTGACAAAGAGTGTTATCCTTTCTGTCAATGAGACAGAGGATAAGGTTATTATCGAAAGCGAAGGAATTAAGATTCGCCTACACATGAAAGACCTTGATGGCTTCTACGCTGATACGAAGGAGAATCGTGATAGGTTGGCAGCACAATGCCGTAAGGAGTACATTGAGTGGAAAGAGGCTGTGAGGAAACAGATGGAAACATGTTCACGCAGAAACTAATTTGGACTTAAATAAGTACATCATAGGGGTGGGAGGCATCATACAGCAGATGTTTCCCATTCTTATTTTAAGACGTTCTGAGAGCATTTATTATCAGACTATAATAAACTTATATCTGTACTTGATTAAGTACATCGTAGGGCGTAATAAAAATGGCTCACGTTTCACAACGTAAGCCACTGAATTAGCATTGCATGACAGAAAATAGTATTAACATTTGTTGCGGACGTTGGATTCGAACCACGTCTTCAGCTTATGGGGCTGACGAGCTACCATTGCTACCACCACCGCGATATAACTATGGACTTAAATAAGTACATCTATGGACTATTCTTCAATAAACCTCCATCTTACTTGTTTGTTGGGGTCTGCGCCAAGGTCACAAGCCTTTACAAAGGCATCATCAAGATTCTCTCTGTCTGACTTGTTGGGGTCACACTCGTGAGTTAACTCACGAACTTCGTAACGTTCAACACTATTCAGTTCAAACATGTGCCGAACACTCTTAACTTGATACTTGAAAATTATTCTCTTTGCCATGATATTGCTATGGGTTGTTTTTTAAGGTGGGTGGGGCATAAGCCCCAACCCAACCAATTCACACTATTCACTTTATTTCAGCCCAAATACATTCGTATTTGCCATTTCGCACCCTTGATGTCGTTGCGATTTTCCTTCCACTTGGATGGGCGTAGCAGTTCTCCTTTCGGCTGTACCTAAAGCCCATTGCAAGCACTTTCTTGTAGTTGGCATTGACAAGTTTCTGATAGCCTTTGCCTCCGTTGGCCGTTGCCATCGGCACGAGCGTTGCCATGAACGCCTTAAACTCTTTGTCTGTCATGCTGTCTGTCATGTTGCTGCTGTTTTAGTTTGACGTTGCAAATATACGACATTTTTTACAAATAGCAAAGGAAAATCGGCAGAAAAAAATTATTATAATATTATTATAATTTTTTATAGTCATTTTTCCATAGTAAAAAATCTTTACATTATTATATTTTATGGGCTGTAATGTCTATTTGACGCCTAATTTGATACCCAATTTTATGTTTCATTTTGCTATGTGGAGATAGCAAAACGTCTAAAAATTCTTAAAATTCTCTTAAAATATTATAAAATTAGACCAAAAACGCTTGTTTATTGCCAAAAATAGCCTACCTTTGCACCGATATTTCTAATTTAATCACTTAAAACCCAATTCAATTATGCAGTACAGCAATTATCAAATCGCAATTTTCAACGCAATCGAAAACAGCCGCAACAACCTCGCTATCAATGCAGTAGCGGGTAGCGGCAAGACCACCACCATCGTTGAGGCGTGCAAGCGTCTGAAGCTGTCCGAAAAGGACGTGAAGTTCTTGGCATTCAACAAGTCCATCGCGGACGAACTTAGCTATAAGCTAAGGGGTCTTGCAGACGTGGGTACGCTGCACAAATTCGGCTTTGCCGTGCTTCGTCGCATCTTTAAGGGCATTAAGGTGGACGAGCGCAAATGGAATGTCTATTTGAAAGAGAACGTCTACACCCTCTCTAATGAGGTGAATGTGGACACGCAGACGTCTGACGTGTACACGTTCATCGCTACTACTCTGAAAATCTTCAATCTGTGCCGCATCAACCTCGTTCAGCATGGTGATATGGCCACCATCAGCAACATTGCCGACAGCTACGGCATTGAAACCTATTATGATGAAGTTAGCGTAGCTAACAAGCTGTTGGCCAACGCTTATACAATGCCATCTGACATGGCGATTGATTTTACAGATATGATAGTGCTGCCGTTGTCCTATCGCAGCCGCATTTGGCATTATAAGTACGTTTTTGTGGATGAGTGCCAAGACCTTTCAACAGCACAGCGCGAACTCATGTTAGAGGCCGCAAAAGGTGGCCGTTTCGTGGCTGTCGGTGACCGCAACCAAGCTATCAACGGATTCTGTGGCGCAGACTGCGAATCTTTTGACAAAATCGCCAATCTGCCTAACACAAAGGAGCTGCCTTTGAGCGTAAATTATCGCTGTGGCTCTGACATCGTAGCCCTCGCAAAGCAGATTGTTCCGCAGATTGAGGCACATAAGGGCGCAATAGAGGGCGAAGTAAAGCAGACTAACAAGCTGACACGCAGTCTCTTCACACCCAACACTATGGTGGTTTGCCGTTGCTCTGCTCCTTTGGTGGGAATGTGCTGCAAGTTGCTACAGAACGGCATTACGGCCGTAGTTAAAGGCAAAGATATAGCCCAAAGCCTAAAGAGCCTTATAGACGCTGCCAAAACCAACAGAATCGACAGCCTTATGAACTATCTTGCAAAGCAGCAAGAAAAGGTGCTCAAAAGCGTTATGCGCGAAAGGGCTATGACACAGAAAGAGGCCGAAGAATCGCCTCGCTACGTCACCATCTGCGACAAGTGCAAGTGCATTGAAAATCTGCTGTGCTGCGTGAAATCGGTGGCCGAACTGAAAACGTTCATTGACGGCCTCTTTACAGAGGAGAACGTAAAGAATGCTGTGGTGTTTTCCACCGTCCACAAGAGCAAAGGTTTAGAGGCAGACAATGTGGTGGTGCTGTTGCCGCACAAATTGCCACTCATTTGGAAAGGTCAAAAGGCGTGGCAGTATCAACAAGAGCGCAACCTACAATATGTGGCCTACACGCGCGCCAAAAAGGTGCTGACATTCGTCAATCTTGAAGAGGCCAACTTAATAGCCGCCAACATCGAAAACGACTAAACGGTACAGCCCAACAGCCGCAACAGCCCATCACCTAAAAGGTGGTGGGTTTGTTGTTTATAGTGCAATAGCCCTCTGACGCATTTGTGTAGGCACACAACGGCATTGTAGGGTGTCGGTGGTATAGTTATAGGGTTTGGGCTGTTTAAAGCGATTCTGAGGCATTTCTGAAAGCCATAAGTTTTTATGGGTGCAATTATGGGAAATTACAGCCCAATGACAACAGCCAACAGCCCACCAAACAGCACAGCACATAACACAGCAGATTGCAGCCAAAAACGTATGCACAAAATTGGAAAAATGTGCAATTTTTGTAAAAAAAGTGGAAAATTTTGGGCTATTTTGCTTTTTTATTAAAAAAAAAGAGAAAAAAGTTTGGTCATATCAGAAAATTGTCGTACCTTTGCAACGTCTTTCAGACAAACACGCTCTTTGACATACTGACACACACGCATAACTGACAACAGCAAAGTTGTCTGACGGCAGTGGAAAGACACGCATAACTCACATTATTCACCTTTAATCAAATTAGGCATTATGAACACCATTTTGATGAATCAGATTATGCGCACCTTCAATGAGGGCTGTGCAAGTGTAGTTATCACTCGTAAAAGCGCAGACAGCGACATGAACAAAGGCCGCAGCGCAGCCAACCGCAATCCGCTCTACGGCCACGTTGAAGTAGAGGCCAAATATAGCGGCTTCGTCATGGGCACGGACTACTCCAACAGCGTAGCCAACACAGCACAGCGCATGGGCGAAGAGGTCAGCCGTGACGATGTTCGCCTACGCGAAACATGGCACAAGCCTTGTGATGGTGATTACGGCAAGTGGTTCAGCACAGACAAGCGAACCGAAACCAAGTGCTATTTGAAGTTGCAGCGCAACGAGCAGCAGATTGGCTTTAAGGTGGAGAAAACCTACTTTGTGGATGGCCACGAAGCCACCGCAGAAGAACTTGCCACCATTAAGGCATGGCTCAAAAAAGACTGCAATGAGCAGTCTGCCACGCAAAAAGAGTTAGGCATAGACAAGGAGCACGAACAGCACTTTATCCTCGTCACGCTCGAAAATATTCTCTGCATTAGGCAGAACGAGCGCACCCTCCTCCCCTATGAGATTGCAGCCTACGCAGCAGCAGTCGCAGTCTAACAGAGAACACACTACACCAAAAAGGTAGGGCTAACAACCCTACCTTTTTTTTTGCCCCTTTCCAACCTATCAACGCACGCATATACACAGCCAATACCACACCAACACGGACAGATGGACGTACACGCATTTGTGTGGGCACACAACAGCGTTTAGCCTATCCGATGGTATAGTTATAGGGTTTGGGTTGTTTAAAGCGATTCTGAGGCGATTGTGTGCGTATGTCAATTTTAGGGCTGTTTCATAGACTGTTAGATTTGACCAAAACAGCAATAAAATAGATGCAAACAAAGGTTAGGGGAAAAAATATTGACAAATTGATTTATATCAAGAAAACAGCACTTTTTCTCTGAAATGTGACAAAAACGCATTTTTAATCAAAAAAACTGCCTACCTTTGCACCATCAAAACGCTCTTTGACATACTGACACACCCACGCGCAACAGCGCAAAGAGATAATTCACTTTTTCTAACCCCTTTAATTTTCAAGCAGTTATGAGGAATTTCACATTTTCAGCCACCATCACTAATCGTAGTGAGAGTTTAGAACGTTACATGAGCGATTGCAACCGCTACCGCCTTATGGATGACACGCAGATTGCCGAAGCTATCAGCAAAGGCGATTACGAGGCAGTCATTAATGCTAACTTAAAGATAGTAATTTCTATAGCGAAATACTACCAAGGCATGGGCTTGCTGTTAGACGATTTGATTAGCGAGGGCAACATTGGTCTTATCAACGCTGCAAAGGCGTTTGACGTGACGCGAGGCATTAAGTTCACCACTTGCGCCTTACAGCACGTCAGAAAGGCCATCACCGAAGCCATCACGGACAAAGGCAAGGCTGTTCGCTATCCGAAGCACAAGGCCACCGACACCTACGGCTGTGCAAGCATTGATGCACCGATTGGCGGCAGCGATGAGGACGGCGAGCGCACAATGTTAGACAGCATGGCAAGCGGTGACACAGCCGACCACATAAGCGAGGCTGACGAAGCACAGCACACTATTAAGGTGCTGTTAGGTGGTCTCACAGAACGCGAACAGACCATTATCTGCAAGCTGTTCGGAATCGGCTGCACAGAAGAATCAGCCTACACGTTAGCACAGCGTTACGGCATGACAGAAGAACGTATTAGGCAAATCAAAGTTGCCGCATTGGAAAAGATGCGGCAACTTGCCTAAAAATCCTCTCAAAGGGCTGTGGAACACGCCACAGCCCACTACCTTAACAACAACCCACAACACTAAAAAAAAATCGCTCTATGGCAAAGAAAACTACCTACAAAATCGTGGTGCATTTGTCCTATCGTGATAGGCAAAGCACCTACACAGAAGTAAGCGGTCTCACGAAGCGCGAGGCCAACGCCTATCTGAAAGAACGCTGTTACGTCACACCATCACGGACGTACAGCATAGAAAAGGACTAACAGCACGGCACAGTATGGGGAGTATGCTCCCCACCCATCCCCCCACCTATGTAACCCTCGGCCCCACCGAGGGTTTTTTTATGCTACATGGGTCACACAGTTTGCTAAATAAATTCTGGAAAAATTTTTTCACTATTTCCAAGGAGGGGGTGGTCCAATTTTATCAAGGGGTGTTTGAAAAAAATTCTGGAAAAAAAAAATTGTTTTTTTCTACATCATCCAAGGTAGATTTTAATTTATTGGAAATTTTATTCTTCTATTTTAATCCAATTGGGTACAAGTCTTCTTTTGAATGTCATTTTTTTATAGAGGTCGAATTCTTCTCTTGTGAGTGTTCTTATGTAGTCTTGTGCATTTGAGTGTTTTGTTGCTTTATAGTCTTCTGTTGATACGAACTGTATATTTTTCTTATGGTTTTTAATCATTTGCAGTGTATTATATCCCCATGTTCCCACTCCATTTACTAGTTCATTGGTGGCATATGTTTCATCCACATCTGCTAATGTTTTTATCCAAGCGTAGAGTATTTTATTTGTATTTGCTCCTACGTGGTAGTCATTATAATAGAAATAGAGTGGTAGTCCTACATATTGTTTTAGTTCTCCCACTGTTTTTATTTTATGGTTAAACGGATAATCTCTTATGTTCATATCATTAATCCTTGTCTAATGTAGATATATTTGGGGTATCTGCCGAGTACGAACAGTGTAACTGGGCAAATCCACATCCTCACTATATGACCATCTTGATTTATGTGTGTATATTCTCTTCCATAGAGAATTTTATCCTTAAGTTTTCCTTTTGGCGGTTCATCTGCAACGAATTCCTTGCAGAGGCTTAGGCAATGTAGTCTAGGTTTTCTTGAAGCTGTGATATGTATTGTTACTTCGTCTTTACCTTGTGCGTATAGTTCGCATAGTGTATCTGCTCCGCTTACCATTTCTAGGTGTGCGTGGTCGAATCCCCAATGTTTAAAGTCGTAGTACCATCTTTTGATTGGCGGGTCATTTTCTGCCACAAAGTGTAGTGTATATTTTCTATGTCTGAAAATTATGTTCTTTAGTAGAACTAATATTGTGTAGATTTTTTTCATTTTGTATGTGCTTTATTTCGGATAAAATTTAATACTTCGTCTTTCCATAGATTATTCAAGTTTTCCCAATACTTATGTCCTTGTGGGGTATCTCTCCAACAGAATGCGTAGTTGACTAGCTGTGTTAAATATTCATAGTAATTAACTTCCCCATTTACTCTATAATAATCCGACAAATCTATTATCCTTGGGCATGACAATATGTTTATAACATCACCAAATCTTGATTTATTGATGAATTTCATGATGTTTTTCTTATATTTGTCGAATGCATCATGTTCCTTTAGGAACTGTAGGAATTTGAGTTTAAGTTCCCCACTATGTTCTTTTGCTATTTTAGTATAATTCATACTTTATAATATCTTTTCTAATACGAATGCTTCCACTTCGTTTTCCCACTTTACGCTCAAATCTTCCCAATAGTCATGTCCTTGTGTGGTTTCTGACCAGCAGAATGCGTAGTTGATTAGTTGTGTGAAATATTGGTAATACTGAAAGTCTTGTCCGAGTCTGCTGTTTGCTAGTATAAACTTTTGGCAAGACAGTATGCTCAAGGCATCACCCAATCTTGATTTATCGATTGATTGCGCGATGATGTTTTGTTTATATTTTTTAAATGCATCGTTTGTTTTAAGGAACTGTAGGAATTTGAGTTTAAGTTCTTTACTGTGTTCCATTGCGATGTTGTTTGCGTTTGGTGGTATTTTCATATTCTATGTATGTTTATAAATGATTTTTGTGCAAATATATAAAAAAGTTTTTTAATTATATAATATATGTATGTTTTTTATATAATTTTAACTATTTATAGTCTAAATAAACAGATTTACTTATGAGCAAGAAAATTGTAAGGTTAACTGAAGAGAGTTTAAAGAAGATATTTGGTGCATCTGTTGGCAAGGTGCTTTCTGAAGCATCTGCCTTGGATTCTGCCAATGTTGGTGAGGTTACTAGTGACATCAGCATGGTTGCCGAAAGATTTGAGAGGTATGCCCAAGAGATTAGGCTTTTCATTGAAGAGTTCAATACTTTTTTCAATGTATTGTCTCAGTGTGTTCAAAGCTATGAACTTAATGTCTATGACATTGAGAACAACTTGGAAGACTTTTGTGACAACCCAAGCGAAGGTTTGACTTTCAAGTATGTCTTAGGTTTGGGTATTGACCCAAGAACATTATATGATGATGATGCTAGCTATGAAGAGTACACCAATAAGATTGCGGAGCTTGGTGAAATGTTGGAAGATGCCATTAATCCTCGCAACTACAATGCATGTAGTATTAGTGTCAACTATGATGAAGAGATTGAGGTTACTTGTGAATTCAATGTTTGGGAATAAGTTAGACATCAAGTAATGTCATACACTTATTCATAAGATATTCATACAATTTTGGTGTTCTTTGTTTATTAATTGCAGATATTTTTGAATTGAATATTCCTCCTATTGGGAATACAATTTGTTTGAATTTATCTGCATTTTTTATTATTTCTTGGAAATCGTCATCTATGACTTTTTTAAACTCTTCTAGGTCATTGTCTGTCCAACGTCCAGTTATTCCTTTATGTTGTTGATTATACCAACGTTGTGTTGTGATTGGGTATGCATTATCTAGTCCTCTGATGAGTGCTGTTGTCATTGTTGGGTAGTGTTTACCTTCCCCATATTTCCGTACATACCATGAATCGGATGGGATGAGTGTCTTTCCACTATCCCTATCTGTATTGTCTGTGAAGATATACATTGACGTTTTATCTTCTGTTACCAATTTCCTTGTATACGGTTGATTTGTTCTAATTACTTTCATATTAGGGCAAAGATATATATAAATTTTGTAAATACAAAATAAAAACAAAATATAATTATATTTAATTAAGTTTTTTAACAATTATGATAGTTACTACAGAATGGATGCGTGTCAATTATGACAAGTTCAATAAATCGTTATTTGGCGGCCAGTTACCTATGGTAAGATTCGCCATAAATAACCGTCTTACTAGGGCTTGGGGTAGAGCTAGGGGTAGTATATCATGGCGTAATGGCACTGTAACTCCAGTTCTTATAGAAATGACTGATAAGCGTGATATGCCAGAAAATGCCCAAGAGAGTATTCTTGTTCATGAAATGATACATATATTGGATTATTGTACTAATCCTCAACATTATGTCACTAAGAGGTACACTTATCGTGGTCTTACTTATGTGGCAGTTAGGGGTTATGATTCTCATGGCAGTTGGTTTCAATCTGAGTGTAATAGGATTAATGCGATGAATTTAGGTTTCACAGTTCACACTAAAGTTGCTGAATGGCAGTCAAGTGAAATGCAGTGGTCTGAAAAGGAGCAAGAGAAGATTAACAAAAAAAACAGTGAAGGTGCTATTATTGGATATATAAGGAAAATTGGAAAGACAGCAGTAAAACCTTGGTTTAAAATTAAGACGAACAAATTAGGCATGAGGAAGTACATACAAGAGATAACCGCTTATAGCTGTTATAGGGATTGGAGTGCTTATGTTGATTGGTATAGGAGTTTTGATGAAAACGACATGAGATTGAAGAACCAGACATCAAGGGGTTGGTGGACTGCTTCTGACGAAAAGGACAAACAAATTAGGGAGCACCAGATGGAGTTTATTGAAAAGACTGTTATAAATCCAGATTTCGAAGACACTGAGGATGTTAAGAAAATGACTGATGAAGATTATTTGAATTGGTTCGACAAGGCTCTAAATGCAATGTATGAAAGAATTTGGAGTATGGTTAGGTATAATGGATGTAATCACACTGAATTGACAGAGCCTAATTCTCATCTTAAAATAGTAATGACGGTTGACCGTAAAGCTGACAACATTAATTTAAATTTCAACGGTGTTAAGTCATTGAACTTTAAAAACAGCTCATTTGCTGTAAATAAGAGCATAAATAATAGAAAATATGCGAAGATTGTTTACAAATATGTTAAAGATAACGGACTCATAACAGAAAACAAAATGAAAGATTACAGGCAAATAATAAGGGAAACCATTGAAGAGGCAATTAATGGTGAAATGGTAGCAAACGATGTTGAGGTTCGTGGAATTCCAGGCCAAAGAACATTTCTTAAGAAGGTATCTGATGACGAAAGTATAATCGCCACAGAATAAAATAAATGCAGCTAGAAATGGCTGCATTTTTGTTTTTTATTTAATATTTATGTAATATGGGAGTGATTAGGAATATAAAAGCCTCAATTGATGATAAATCGTCAATGAGTGTCAACAGCATAACGTTGTTGGTATCAGCCCTTATGGGTGTCATTGTTGGTTTGGTAATGTGTTTTGTGTTGGTGTTTGATGTTGTCTATGATGGCAAGGTAGATACTGATATGGGAGACATGGCCATGTTGTTGATGGCTAGTGGTGTTTACATTCTTGGCAGTGGTGCTCCAAAGGCTTATGTTGACTCTAGGATGAAGACTCGTTCTTGGGTTGAGAATGAGAAGTTGCAGATTGAAGCAGAAGAAGATTTGGAGGACTTGAGAAGTGAAAGAAGAATGAAAAGAAGAAAAAAGAACCAAGTCGTTGACATGGATGACAGTGTTGATGATGGTGGTGATGATATAACAGATGAACATTAAAAAATTAAATAATATGAACAAGAATATTCTTAACTATATTGAGGAATGTGAAGCTTGGAAGGTTGGGATAAAGAACTTGCACTGGAGTGCTGATAATCTGTCCCAGCATGAGTTATGTGATGACATTGCAAGTGAAATTTCTGATTTTGAAGATTTGGTATCAGAGGTTGAGCAATCCATCAGTGGAAAAATTAAGTTAAACGGTTTTACGCCAAAGAGTTACAAAATTACATCTTTAAAGTCATTTGTTGAAGACGTGATTTCAGCAAGTCAGGATTTCTTGAAGAAGCTTGACGGCATGGGTGAGAAGTATGTTGGCATTAAAAGTGAATGTGAGACATTCATTGGAACAATGCAGCGAAAGTTATATCTTGTAAATTTCACCTTGAAGGAAGAGCTTAAGGAAAGGATTAAGGCAAAGATTAACGAGGGTTATAGGAAGGAGGAGAACATTCGTACAATATTTCCTGGCACCAAGCCATCTTCTGATGGTGGTATATTGAAGCGTTTGGATGCCATTTCTAGTGGTAAGAATGGCCAGTTTAATTCAAGGACATTTGACAGTATGGAAGATGCTTTTAAGTTTTTCAAGAGGAACTTGGAGAAAGTTGGTTCTTTGGAGTATAAGGATACTGTTGATGATATGATTATTGTAAGTCTTAATGCTGACAATGGAAAGGCATATAAAGGTATGATAGATTTCATTGAAGTTGGTGATGGTAAGTATAAGGCTAACATCAAGTTTTCGAATCTTGGGAAGGAATTATATGATGAGCTAGAGGATAAAGAAATGAGAAACGAGTCAATTAATGAAAATAGACAGATAAAGTTATCTGAAACAGAACTTAAACAAGTGGTTAAAGAGGCTGTGAATAATTTAATTAACGAGTATACCCAAAAACAAGCCAACACTAAAGGATTTATAAGGTCAACTCATGGGCATAGAAATGGATATAAAAAGCAAGCAACTCCAGAGGAAAGAGCTGAAGCAAGAAGAGGACTAGGAATTCCAGAACTAGAAAAAGTTGCTGAAGAGTCAATTGATATTGACCCAAAAAACAAAGGAAAATTTACAGCAACTAAAAAAGCTACTGGTAAGTCTACTGAAGAGCTTACACATTCTAAGAATCCCCTAACAAGGAAAAGAGCTAACTTTGCTAAAATGGCAAAAAGGGGTTGGAAGCCTTTAAAAGAGAGTGATTACATGGATGATGGTGAACTTGAATCGCAGTATAGAAAAAATCCAGATTCTATGTGGACATATGGTCAGTCAACTGTTGACCCTTATACTGTTGATGGGTTAGAGCCTAATCAAGTTAGACATGCTGGAAATGGTAATATAAAAAATGATAACAATGCATCTTGGGATTATTTTGATGCTGTTTCAAATGGTGCTGACATGAAGATGAGGAATAGATTGGATGCTGATTATAGAGAAAGAACAAACAATTCACCTTTTAACAGTATCAGAAAAAGGATGGATATGGACGTTGCATTTCCAAGGCAAACGCCTAATGAAAGGTTTAAACACGATTTAGATAAACAATGGAAAGACACTCAAGATGTTGAAAAATATTCTAGACAAGCAAATACAAGACCATTGCACAGAAAAGGTAGTTTAAATCGTGCATAACTAAAAAAAAAAATAAAGAGTTGAGATTTTTTCTCAACTCTTATTATTCTGTCACTTATGTAAGTACGCCATCTTCATTCAATACGAATGCTTTTCTACAATCTAGGCAAGCCCATTTATCTGTAATTACTGCGTCTTCGTCTTGTTGTGTATGACCGAATATTTGGTAATCATATCCTTCTACATCAGCATCTTTTGGATTGTCTTGTTTTTCCCTCATGTCTGACCACACGATGCTACCAGTTTCATCACCAAACCAAGTTCTATAACTTGATATATCTGTTAATGTTTTAATTCCATCTGGAGTCTGTAGCAAATGGTTTAGGTTTTCTACTGTAGGTTTTCCTATGACCCTTTCATTTCTTTTAACCCATGAGTTCATCACTCCAGCGTGAGTGAATAGGAAGTTTTTATCCCCAATTTTCTCTTCGTATGCCAATTGGAATAGGTTTCTATTTTTATTGAAGTCATCTGAAATGTGGTATGCATTGCTTGAATCATATCTTGAGCGTGTGTGGAATTCTTTTGACCAATAGGACATGTCATGATTTCCCAACAGCAATATTACTTTATTTTTATTATTGCGTTTATATTCTATGATTTCCTCAAAGTTTTTTATAGCTTCTTTCCTAGTGATTCCTTCCCATTCGTATGGGTCTAGATAGTCTCCTAGGAATATGATTTTATCGCAATCGTTTTCATACAATGAAACCGCATTCTTCCAAAACTTCCTGCCATGTACGTCTGGTATCACAAGTATCTTCATAGTCTGTTTTCCTTAATATAATTGTTGAATTGTATAGTTTATTTTCGTGGCAATATTCTAGCCAAAGGTCTTTAACTGTTAACCAATTGGTTATTGTTTTTCTGTCTAAGTCGCGTCTTAGTTCGTCATCATAATCTTCATCATAATCGTAAAGGAATGGAAACAGTAGTATACGGTCTCCATACCAATGGTATAGTGTAGTAACTGCGCGTGCACCATTTCTATACTGGCAATCACAAAAATCTTGGTAGTGTAATATTCTTTTTTCAAAATATGTTTTATATAGTTGAGCAAAAGAACCAAACAGTTTCATCATTTGCAGACGGAAAGAACCATATACTTTGATATACTTAAGAAAATGTATAAAGTGCTTATAAGCATCTTCCATATACAAATCCTTATACCCAATCATTTTATGATAATTTATTTCGTATGTGAGATAATTATGATTAATTCTTGCCATTTTTAAATTTGCTTTTTAAAAGTTGTTTTCCTATTTTTTCATCAACTTCTTTCCATGATATTGGTGTATAGTTATTGTTATCAACGCTTTCCCATCCATATTTCCATGTTTTTGCCTTTTTTTATTTGGGTTTGTATTTTATAATTTACATCTAACCAAGATATTGGGGCATAGTCATTAAAATCAACTCCCACGTCATATTGGGTTGGGAACTCATATTTCAAAACCCTACCAATATCTTCCCCTTTAGGGTTGTTTTTAGAAAGATGTACGTGACCATGAAGTTGATATACTAAACCTTTGGGGTCACGGTATGTTCCACCATAACAAAGAAAAGGTACATGATTAAGGTAGATTTTTCTACCTTCAATTTCTATTAATAGTTGCTGGGTTGTGAACTCAAACAATTCATTATATTGAGCCTCTGATTGACAACCGTTACGCCAATCATGATTCCCTTTAATCAGTATGATTTTTCCATTAAGTTGGTCTCTAATTTTCTTATACTCTTGATAGCCTCCCCATCCGAAATCTCCTAGGTGAAATACCAATCCGTCTGGTGGTACTTTCTCATTCCAATTTTTAATCAAATTGTAGTCCATTTCTTCTACGCTTGCAAATGGACGGTCACAGAATTGGATTATATTTGAATGTCCAAAATGAGTATCACTCACAAAGAAAATATTAGAGCCATCTGTATATTTAATATCTACTTTTTTTGCCATCTTACAAATATAATTTTAAATCTTCTATATTCAATGGATTTTCAATAATCTCTATTGAATCGTCATTGTGAGTGATAAATACTGTTTTATCCTCGTTCATTGTTGCTTTCTTAATATCTCCCTTGAAGAACTCTTTTGGTGTATATGTAAACATTGCTTTTGACAGCATTAGCACATCAAGTATTGATAACGGTGAAATTTCGTTTGTGTCCAAGCCATTCTCTAATATTCTATTAAACTCTTTTTCTCTTGTTTCCAACGACCTTTTATAGTTATCCATGAATATTTCCCATTTGAATTGTAGGTTCGCCAATGTTGAATCATTTATTATAATTCTATTCCAACACTGGTTCCAAGTGATAGATGTTTCTGATTCATGATTTGAAATGTTATCCAATGTTGGACGGATAATAAACCAAACATCACCTCCTAGACTTTCTATCATTTGTTTTTCGTTTGGGAATCTGACATCATCAATTACATAGTTAACATCTTCATTTATCATCTGTCTAACCTTGTTAACGTGCCAGTCAGTATTATAACGTCTTATGTAGTCAGTACCAATAAACTGTAGCATATCCCTCACTGTGTGTATATATTTTCCATTACACAGTTCTCTTGTTGTTTCTATTGGAATATCAGTTTCTTCAGATAGGATGGTACAAACATCATCCATAATAGTAAGTTGAATAGGAGTGTTATCATTTTTTGCCCTATTAAGTTCATCGATTGATATATCTAGAATATCTGCACAAAGCTGTTTCAATGGCAAAGCGAAATATAGTTTTTGATAGTCATTTTGTTCGCATATTTTAGCTAGCTCTGTCTTACCACTTTTCATTCTTCCAGCAATGCCTATTATCATATTATCTATCTTTTAACGCTTCATTTATTATCTTCGCCAACTCATGTTCTGGGATATTTCCCATTACCTTATATATTACCTCATCGTTTTCATCGAGCAATAGAGTTGTTGGCACGCTTCTTACATTGTGCTGAATTGCTATCTTTTCACCTTCTTCGTCTTCTATATCGTACTCCTTAAACTCCAAGTCTTTATATTCCTCATACTTTGATACATTATGGAATTTTGGAGCATATACTCTACAAGGCGCGCACCAGGTAGCTGACAATTTAATTACTTTCTTTACCTTATTAGTGTTCATAGTTGTTATTTTTTAGTTTTTTTATTTTTAAGCAAATCTGCAAAAGAATTTACTTTTCTTTTATTCAAAGAATTGCTTGAATTAATTGTGACGCTTGTATAAATATTAGCATCTATTTTTTTAGCGTTCTCTATTATATCTCTAGCCGTATTTTCGTTTATAATTGTCTTTGTTGACTTATTAAGTGCTTTATTGACAAATAGTTCTATTCTGTTAAGTATTTTCATGTTATTGGTGCTAGAAAAGTCAAAGTCTGTAAACTCCTTGTCATCTATGAAGCCCAATATATTTTTTGCCCTAGTATATGCGACATACATAAGGTTGTATTCTTGTCTTATTTCCCAATCCTTTTGTGCCGATTTGCTAGGCATTAGAGAATTGCAAGCAATATATACGTTGTCTGCCTCTAGTCCTTTTGCCTTATGTATTGTTGAAAGTGCTATACCTTCCTTTTTCTTGTCTGAGAATATTTCGTTTATCTTTTCAATTATTTCTTCCGATGTTGTTAGACCTTCTGACAGTATTTCCAACGCCTTAATCATATCCAATTTGACTAGGATTTGTGGCGAGTTCATTGCTGTCTTTTCGTCTATTCCGTATCTGTCTATAAGTTTATTCCTAGTGACGAACAAATCGTCATACAGTCTTACAAACACACCATCTTCCTTACAATCTGCATTAAGCTTTTCTTGTCTTGTGCTTTTCACAAGGTTCTGCAAGTTGTTTCCTATATCCTTTCCTCTGATAAACGCTTTCTTGCCTAGTTTCAAGAATCCGTTATATACTTGTACTAGTGGGGCGTTGTTTCTACAGAGAATCATATCACCATCGCATATATCATCCAATGAAACGTTATACATTATTCGTCCTTCCCTACCGTCATTGTTTGGTTCTATTGACGGAACTATCCTCTTGGCGTATTCAACTATCTTTCTTGCGCATCTGTATGAAATGCTAAGTGGTAGGCACACTGTGTTTGGAATTGACTTTAAGGCGTTAAACGAATTTGGGTCTCCACCAGCGAATGAGTATAACATCTGCTGTGAATCACCGACACTGATGATTCTTGTGCCCATCTTGCAACACTTCAATATAAGCTCTCTCTCGGCTTTGTTCATGTCTTGGCATTCATCTACCATTATAAAGTCATAAAGCAGTCCTAGAGGCTTTAAAAACAGCACATGAGGCAACCATATCATATCCGTGTAGTCTATCGTGTCTAGGGCAGTCTTGCCCCATTCCATGACTTGCAGCGCAACTTCCTTCTCATCGGCAATAGTCTCTATTCCATATCTATTTTCAATGAAATCCAAATCCTTTACGGTTTGACATAGATAATACCTACCAAAGTCAACATATTTTTTGATGTTGTCAAAAAACTTAAAATAGTCTCTTCCCTTTAATGTGTATGTGTTGATGGATGTGTATTCTTTTATATGGTTTTTGATGTGTGACTCATATTTAAATTGAGTCGGAACAAGTTCTTTGTCTAGTATGTTTTTCTTTAAAAATGTAAGTCCTAAACCATGTAACGTTTTAACGTTTACGTTTTCCATCCCTACAGTCCTTTTTTTCAGTTCTTTCACAATGTCTTGATTAAAAGCTGACAGAAGGATTTTTTTGGTGCTTGGTATCAAATCCAAGCATTTGATAAGGGTGCTAGTCTTGCCACTGCCAGCGGCAGCTTCAACTACAAGATGTCCTTTTCCTTTTTCAATGTATTCAAAAATCGCTTTTTGGTATGGAGACCAATCATATTCTATTTTAGTAACTTCCTTTTTTTTCTTGCCCATTTTAATTTTTTTTGCAAATATATAAAAAAAAAGTCAAAAAAACAAAAAAAGAGGCAGGAAATTTTCATCCCCACCCCCTAAATATGATAATCAGAGTTCTCCAACGAATTTCTTCACCCATTCACGAAGATGGGGATTGGTGTTAACGGTGTTCTTGAGTTTGTTCTTAAACTCATTCACCTTTGGGTCGCTCTCTATGTCGCGCATACGTTTGTATTCTTTCATGCGCTTGTCCTTTTCGTTCAAAAAACGAACCAACTGCTCATCAGATACATTGTCAACGTCAATTTCAGAATCCCAAAGACGCTCCTTAATAATGTTGACCTTTTCCTCACGGCTCATGTGTGCGAAAGGAGAAGCATCTTCTCTAGGCTGTTCAGTGTGTGGCACACGAGGTGCAAAACGTCCATGTGCATCACGAGGCTGCTGTTCCCTCTGTACACGAGCATTAATCTCTTCACGGATTTCCTCTGGAATATCCTCAATGTTCGGTGGGAAGAAAGGCATACGCTTAAAGTGTCCTAGATTAGGCTGCTGCGGATTCTGCGGCATCCTATCAAAAGGTGGCAACGGACGGCTGAAATGGTCTTGTGTTGGCTGCTGCGTGCTTTTAGGACGCGAAAACACGTTTGGCTGCGGATGAGCAAAATGTCCGTGCGTTGGTTGCTGTGTGTTGGTCGGACGTGAGAATACGTTTGGCTGCTCGATTGGCTCATCAGGAATATTGTCATAGTCACCAATAGGTGTTTCCTCGATTGGCTTAATCTCAAGAGCATTGCCAGTTGCGATGAGCAACTTTGCAAATGTAGTAAGAGTAATCTCGCAGTTACCTCTCAAAATCTGCTCAAGCTCTTCGTCAGAAATTGCTAGAACATAAGCAAGTTCACGAGGAGTGGTATCTACCTCACGCATAAAATCCATGACCTTGCCTCTAATGTCACTTTTAGCTACGCGAACCCACTCGCTTGCTAATGTCTGTAATTTTTGTCTGTTCATTTTGTTATACGATTAATGTTTTAAATTCTATGCAAAGATATAAAAATAAATTTTAATTCCAAAATGTTTTAACACTTTTTATACATTATTCCTCATTATACTTGCCATACTGTTTTTTCAACGTGTTCAAAAACTCCTCATATATTGGGATAAGTCTTTCATAATCAACAGTTTGGCTATGATATGGAGAAACGTCAAATGTTGCGCATGTATGCTGAAACGACTGCAAGAAATAAGCATAATCGCAAGCAATTTCTTTGTATTTGGACAAATCACCTTTTAAGTTATTGTAAAGAACATAGTCCTCAAAAGAGGCATATACAGTATCATGCAAACAAGATTTGATACCGAAGAAATTGCGCATATTCTTATCAACGTTTAAAGCTATTTCAAATAACTCTTCTACTAAACCTTCATTTGATGAAATATTTGATTTAATCAAATTAGTTATATTAATACCATTGATGCCAAACGTAAATATATTAGAGCCTTTATACTCTTCGGACAACTCTGTTAGTTTTTTAATCACTTCAACAGAGTTGTCAAACGCTTCTTCTGGTGTTACTTTCTTTTCATCGCCAATGCCAATCCAATGGTCAAAATAGTGTTCTTTGCCAAGCTCAACCATTTTGTCATAGACTGACCTATGTTCCATAGTGACCATGATAGAAGAATTCATGTATTTTTTCAAGTCATACTCATACATTTCTTGTTCAAATTTAGCAATCTGTTCTTCTGCTTCTTTTGTAAGACCTTCACGTCTTGCGATTTTCTTTAGCTCAGGTTTTTTACCAAAAACGTTTTCATAGATGGCTAGAAGCTTTTCAAAGTCCTCAAGCGTTTCATGGTGATATTTGTTAACATACTTTTCCTCTTTACGATATTCTTCAATACCCTTTATAAGGTCTTCAATTGTTATGCCGCTTAAGTCATGCATAATATCGCAGAATTCTTCAAGATGCATACCAAATTTCTCATTGAACAGTTGATGGTTCGCATCATCTTTTACAAGTTCGATTGAACCGTAATCGTTGTATCTTCCGAAAAATGGGGGTGCTATTGGCGATAAACCAGTACCAACAACACTTATTGGTGTACTATCCCTTCTAGTGTGGCTTGATATTGAATTAGCGCACACAAACATTACTATCTCATCACTAGCAGTGATTGGTAAATGACTGTAAAATGCAGTTTTATTAAAGCATCCCATAAGCTCTTTTTCTTATTTCAATTAGCAAATCGTTTACAAAGTCAACATCAATAGTTTCTTTGATGGTAGAGTTTTTAATGGCCTCATCAAGCTTTACTTTATCTTCGTCTATCTTAGCCATAAGCTCATCATACTCAAACTTATGGTTACGGATATTCATAAGGAATTCCTTATCCCAAGTCCTTTCAAGGTTGATACCCTTACCCTCTGCAATCTCTTGACCCATGTGCATAAGCCTTACGCAATGCATCATGTTTTTTGAGTCATAGTTCTTGTTAAGGTTTGATTCGTAACGTTTGGGGTTACGCTCCCTCACCCACTCTTGGTACTCCTTATAAACTCTGCAATGGGCTTGGAATCCGCTTTCGTTATAGGTCATCCAACAAAGTGGCTTCTCACCCTTTGACACAGAAGAACCTCTCATATCGGTTGCGTTGTCAAGACACATTCCACGATAATGGATGATTTCTTTATTCTTATCAAACCATTTTTCAAGTTCAGACCTTTTGTTGATTTCATAGAAATCAGCAATAAACTTAGCATTTTTTATTATAATGTTACTAAAAAAATAAACTTTATTTCCTAGAATAATATCTTTTATGCTTCTACCAAATATACAAGTTTCCAATTCTTTGTATGAAATCTTATAGTGTGCGAAATGAGCACCCCAATCGTAGTATACGCCATATACATCGTGCATATTTGGAATGTGAACAAGTCCGCAGAAGTCTTTGTTAAGACCACGATTATCAAGCCAATTCTTGATTTTCGTGCTACCTTGCTTATAGAATGTATAAGCGAAGTCAAATGGAGTTAATCTTTCCGTAACAGGATTCACAATCTTCTTGTTCAATCCCCTAGCCTTGTGAATCTGTTCGATTGCATAAGATACAAATGGCTTGAAGCACTGTTTGGTAATAAACTGCTCTTTATTCTCAAACAGTGGCATTACTACGTTTGAAGGAGGCGTGATAATCTTAGAATCTGGAACAAACAACGCCTCCAATACTGTTGGGTTTGACTTCAACAGTAGGTTGCAGAAATTGCCTATTTCATACCAAGTTGTATCATGTCTTTCGTCTGACACTTGAGGCTGATAGTCCGTGCCAAGACCAACGAGGGCTTCTTTTGGCGCAATGTATAGACCGCTTGTGTCTACGTCAGAATCCTCGTTATTAAGTCCGTATAGATGACTTCCTCTTACATATTCAAAAAGGAGTCTTCCATCATTGGTAATTGTTTCAAATGTATCTTTAAGCATAATAAATTTGATTTTTTTTTGCAAATATACGAAAAAAAGTTGGGTTGTCAAAATTTCAGCCCAACTTTTTAACGTTATTTAATCTTCGAATGTGATTCTAGATTCAATGTATTCGCGGCCATCGCCAGTTAAGATTGGCATTTCATTATCAATGAACCATTTACCTTCATTATTTTTAATAATTGCAGTACCACGTTTTTCAACTGTAGATAGGTTATTCCAATTAATGCCATGCGTTTCCATCAGCATATCTTGTTTTTGGCTATTGTTTTTGCCTTCCAATTTTTTATGTGGGAAATATGCTTGTGCCAATGATGAAATCGAATTTCTTGTGCAATCTTGTTGCCTCCATAAGACAGCGTTCACTACTTCTGAGATTGGCACGTTAAAGCATCTTGCATCGAATGTTGCTCCGATTTCAACAGCTCTGTTATATTTTGCTATTAGTTTGTTAAATGCTTCTGAAGGTTCTTCAAGAGAATGTTCTAGTGCGAATTCGTTAACTTTTTCAAAAAAAATCTTATTGAAATATAATGTACACATAGATGCTGCAACAGAGCACATTTTTTCTACGCTATAGTCAAACCATGCATCTGTCTCTAATGTTTGGTAGTCAACTAGAACTAATGTGATTTCATCTGATTGTGTATAACCGAACACGCAACCTTGTATATTTTGACAAAGTTTCAAGGTTGTTTCTTGCATAGCTTCTATAAGTCTCTTATCAAAAGGTTTTTCAAAACCCCTTGTAAAAGTGTGAAAGTGACATCCGTCCAATCTTATGATTACTGGAGTTCTTCTCAACAAATATGTCTTGGCTCTGTTTTCATAGTTTTCTTTTATTCTATCACCAAGTCCATCTTTTTTATTTGCCATGTTGTTTTTTATATAGTTTAAATAATCTTTTAAAAAATAATTTTGCATCCCTCTCTGGGTGGTCTTGCCAATCTGTCCTACAGATTTCATATCTTTTGTTCCATTTCCAAAATATAAGCTCTATCTCCCACATATACCAATATTTGTGCCTATATGTTATAGTGGGTGTCAGATGTAATATTCTGTACTTATAGTCAGATTCAAAATCTTTTGTTACATCTGTAAACTCGTATTTACCTATAATTTTACTCATAACTTATTTTTTCAATGTTACTACATGGTATTTTGTAGTGTCCATCAATATCCCATACTCCACAACATTTGCATTCTTTACAGTTTAATTCTTTATATGGTATGGTTTTACATATTTCAAATTTTTTTTCATCAAATTTATACATTTCAAATCTCCCACAAAACGTATTTCTTCCCATATAGGCATCTTTATTGGGGAGTTCTTTCACGTAAAATTGCCCAATATATCTTGCAAATTCTTCACGGTCTTTTTTTGGAAAACGCTCAAGCTTTTCATCAATTTCTTTTTGAATGCTATTGATTTGTAATTCTAATGATGTACCTTTCATACTTTTTTATGCAAAGATATAAAAAAACGTGGAAGATTCAAAATCCTCCACGTTAAATTAGGTTAAAAATCAAAATCTTCAAAGGTTTCCCACCAGTGGGTTTCTCCAATTAATTCTGAAGGTAATTCATCCCTCATAGGAGGCGGACAACCAAGTGGCTTGCGAATTGCATTGCATCTGTGTACCGTAACACCCTCTGGTCTAGCTAAACCACGAGCAACACAATCTTCACCTGCTTCTACGAAGCGGTCAAATGCAGCATGGTCGCTTTCAAACTGCCAACGCTTGTTATAGTTCTCACAACGTGGCTCGTCCACAGCAAATTCAGCGCCAAATCTCAAGTTTTCATCGGCTGGAGTTCCGCATACGCCCCAAGGCTGTACATCACCACAAGGCTTGTTCACCCTAAACTTAGGAGGTGTCAAGTCCTTATTCACCCTCTTAGGTGAATCACAACACTTTGTTCTCTTTGGCTTGAAAGTCTCTTCAAGGAGAGAACCGATTTTTTCCGCAACTGTTTCCATAGTTGGGAATGCGATAACAAAAATTTTTGCTTCCATAATTTAAATTGAATTTGTAACGTTAATATCTTTTTTTGTTTAACAATGCAAAGATATATGTTTTTTCTGATAATTCCAAATTTTTCAGCAATTTTTTTTAATAAATGTTAATTTATCTTCTTCTAGCTCCACCAAAACCACCATGACTATTTGTTGTCCTTGGAGTTGTTGGTCTTACATTTCCACCACCTCTATTAATATTAGGTGTCATTGGTCTTGAGCCTATACCTCTATTAATATTAGGTCTAGTGCTTGGGTGTGTAGGTCTAACATCACCATACCTTCTATGTGGGTTATTTGGCCTCATGTCTCCTCTATGTGTAGGGTTGTTTGGTCTTACGTGAGGTCTGTGCCCTCTAGGAGGATTAGGTCTGTAGAAATCTCTAGGTACTGGTCTGTACATTCTCAACCTCTCTGGAGGCAATGGTCTATGGTATCTGTGCAAATAGTATCTGTTATGATAGAAATAAGGATAATAGAACATATCACGATACAGATAATAGATAATCAAGCCCTCAGTGTTGTAGAAAGGAGTTCCATATGTTACAACAACGCTGATGTCAACGTCATCATACATATCATCAATCTGCGCTGTGGCAGTTGTTACACAAGATGTCAATGTGAAACATAGCATCAATGACACCAAAATTCCAATAATCTTTTTCATACGCATTTGTGTTTTTAAATAACTATTGCAAAGATATTGGTTTTTTTTGTAAAATACAACCCAAAACCGTTGAAATAGGGATTTCCTACCAATAAATAGTAAATTCCCTACTTAAATGAGGAAATTTCTATTTTTTTCTTATTTAGGGCTAACCTCTTAAATCTCAACGCATTACCTAGTTCAATGTAATCTTTCATTGTCAATCTTTTTGCTTTTGTAATATCCGAGTCTAAGACTCTAGCTTGAACAGTTAAGCTATTATGTATTCTGCCATCATTAAGGTTAATGACAAATATATGGGTAGTTTTAGTGTTTCGTGATGCTATTGGGTCATTTTCTTTACTGTTTACTAAAACCCAATCTTCTGCCCTATATAGCTTGATTTTTTTGAAATCATCTATAAACTCGAATGGTATCTTTAGCTGTTTCATATGCGCAAATATATACATTATTTTTATAAAAAACAAAAAATGGAGGTTATTTGCCCCCATTTTTAATATTTCATAACGTTTTAAGTTTCACTCTCTTCTTTTTTATATAACTCTCTGTACTCAGTTTGAAGACTGCTAATATTGGTTTGTCTTTTAATATCAGTGTATGCACCTCTTAGTTCTACTTCATATCTTGGATTCTCCGCATATCTGCCGCCTCCGCTTGTCGTATACTTATTCATTAGGTGCTGTTCAGTTCTTCCCCTAGTCAGATACCACTTTTTCAGAATGCCAATGTAGTCTTTGATGGCCAAGTCATATGACGCATACTTTTTAATTGCCACTCCGAATAATGAACGTCTAGATGTTTCACGTCCTGCTCCAGCAGTACCGAAACTTGTCTCAATTTGGGTTTGTGCCATCATAAACACAATGTCTATCCCACTCTCTAGTCCGTTCTCTACAATAGATGTCGGAATTGTTTTGTGTGCTTCTGGGAATCTACCATAAATATAGTTTTCCACTTCTTCAATCAGTTTGTCCTTAATGCTGTCCTTTGGATTGACCGATGGGGTCGTTTCAATTGAATCAATAAGGACGGTTGTTTTGTCTTCATTTATGTCATATGTAGGTACTATCCTAGGCATTGACAAAGCAAGAAGAGTGCTTAACCATGTACACACTACGATGTACATTAGAATTAATTGTTCTTTTTTTCTCATCATTTTAAATTTTACGTGAGGCTCAGACCATAGTCTGCTATGAATCCGATTGGTGACGATATGTGAGAGTGAGTTACGTCACACTACTCCTCTTATTTATTTTTACCAATTATAGTTACTTAGGCTACCATATTTGCTAAAACCGTTGGTTTCCCAATCTGATAGCAATTGGTTTATAAAGCCCTTTCTTTCCTTTTCATCTTTTATTATTTTAAAAAAATGTTTATCTAAAGCGTCTAATACATCTTGCCTCCACACCACTTTGCTAGTAGGCATTCCATTGCTCATTTTAACATACGTTGTGACATAATCTCCATTGTTATCAAACATTGACGTATGATAATTGGCATCAAGGTATTTTTTACCGTCAGCTATGTAGGCATCATATTTTGAGTCTTCAGATATGATACTGTTTATCTTATTTAATCCGTTTTCAGATATTATGATTCTTTTCATAAAAAATGTACATTTATTATAAATATTCGCTTATCATCTTTTTGCTCAACGGCATAAGATAAAATACTGCCTCTGGTATTCTAAACACTTCCGTAAACCCTAGTCTTTCCCAATATCTGTGGCTTTTCAGCCCAATTTCAACACCGCACCAAATGAAATCATAGTTTTCTGCTAGGAAATCCATATTAAAATGCAGCATTTTCTTGTCTAGCCCACTGTTTCTGAGACGTTCATCTATTATAAATGAATGGCCGTTTATTTGTTTAAATTCATTCAGATATTCAGACAAATTATCCGCAAAAAAACGTATTGGCGAACCAAAAGCTATTGGATATTCACAGAAGATTAGAAGACCATATATTTCGTTAGTCTCCTTGTCTACCAATTTCACAGATTCGCCTAATTGTACTTTAGAATTCTCTAGTTGCCAGAGGGCTTCAAGGCACGAATTTAGATTAAAGGCTTTCGCTAAAGTCTCACAAATCTGCATTAAGTCATCCTCAGATGTTTTGCGTATCTCTACGCGATTCAATAGCTCTTCACGTGTTAATTCGTTGTCTATGAGCTTGTTGCATAAATCTATTCCCATATTTTATAGATTTATAAGTGCAAATATATGAAAAAAAATTGAATTAACAAAAGATTTTAACATATTTTTGCTTATTTTCCAAAAAAATTAGGGGAAGTTATTGTTTAGATAAATCGCTTCCCCCTTCAGTTTAACTATAAAATATTAAAAATTATGAGAGTTATTGTATTACAATTTCGTTATTACTGCATGAAGCATGGAATACATAATTTGGATGATATTCGTTTTCCAACATAAGTTCCGTAATCTTGTCTTCTATGTCAGTTTGGATAAGTCTGATAATTGGTCTTGCTCCCATTTCCTTGTTCTTAATTGCCTTAGCGTGTATATATTCTACTACATCATCAGTATATTCTATTTTATATTCTATATTATTAAGTCTATTATTAAATTTATTAATTTCTAATTTAACTATATTCTTTAAATTATCATCTGTTAATGAATTAAAATATACTATTTGGTCTATTCTGTTGATAAACTCTGGTGTAAATTTCTTTTTCAACTCTTTGTCTATTATGGATTTCTTATTTGTTTCCTCATTGCTTACGAAACCTAGTCCATTTCCAAGTTCTGCTGCCTTTCTAGCGCCAATGTTTGATGTCATAAGAACAATCACATTCTTGAAGTTTACAATCTGTCCTGCACTATCTGTAAGTCTACCTTCATCAAACAACTGTAGGAACACGTTATAAACCTCTTGGTCAGCCTTTTCAATCTCATCGAGTAGAAGAACGCAATGCTGCTTGTGCTTGACGGCTTCTGTGAGTTGTCCACCATTCTCATAGCCAATATATCCTGGTGCTGCACCTGTTAGCTTTGAAACAGAGTTCTTTTCAGAGTATTCAGACATGTCGATTCTGATAAGTGCCTTTTCATCACCAAAAATCTCTTCTGCAAGTTTTTTTGCGATTAGGGTTTTACCACTACCTGTTGGGCCTACCATTAGGATATTTGCCATTGTCTTTGTCTTATCACCAAGTCCAACCTTATTGCGCTTAATAACCCTACACACGCTATCAATTGCTTCATCTTGTCCTACGATACTTTTCTTTAATATTTCGTCAATGTGTGCGATTTTATTTTTTTCACTTGATGAAAGCTTGCTTACAGGTATCTTTGTGATTTCAGATACAACATTTGAAATTTCTGTTTCAGTGATTGTTATTGCCTTAAACGGAGTTTTCTTACTGTTTCTCTTGTAATCAACAAGGTCAGCAGAGAGAACGTTGCTTTCAGCATCCAATGAATCTATTTTTTCAAAGTCACCATTGTTTAGGGCATTTGCTTTTTCTATTTCTATTTCCCTAAGTCTTTTTTTCATGTTTTGAACTTGCATTGGTTCTCTGTCAATTAATGACGTGTTTGCACCTGCAAGGTCAATAATGTCAAATGCTGAGTCTGGTAGTGTTCTATCCGTAATGTATCTGTCAGCCAATTCAACAGCCTTTAGAATCGATTTCTGAGTATAGACCACACTGTGATAGTCTTCATAATATCTCTTGTTGTTCGTTAGAATCTTAACTGCCTCTTCTATTGAAGCTGGTTCAATCACTATCTTTTGAAGCTTTCTAGAAATTGAAGAGTTGCTTTCAATTGAATTCCTATATTCTTTGAAAGTGGTAGTACCTATAATTTTGATGCTACCCTCAGAAAGTGCTTCTCCAATCATTCCGCTAATGTCTGCATCTTTTTCTTTGCTGCCACTTTTTAGCACCGTGTGAATGTCATCTATGAAAAGAATGTATTTGTCAGTCTTTTTAATTTCATTGAAAAGTCCGTTGATTCTTTCCTCAAACATTCCCCTGAAGTGAGTTCCGCTGACAAGTGCCATAGGATTCAGCATTATTATTTCCTTTCCTTCCAATACTTCAGGAACTTTGTTCTCTTCAATCATATTTGCGATTCCATATACGATTGCAGTTTTTCCACATCCGCCCTCTCCAACTAGGACGGCATTGTTTTTCTTTCTTCTAGCAAGGACTTTGATAATTTCTTCAATCTCTTGTTTCCTACCCACAATCTCATCGATTTTACCTTCTCTAGCAAGCTTGTTTAGGCTTGTTGTGTATTGTCCGATGAAATTACTTGATTCTGAGGTAGATATTGTTTTGGTATTAACTTGACTTTTCAATGGTATTTCGTTATTTTGATTTGTTTTGCTTATTCTTTTGGTCTTTAGCTTTGGACTTGCTTTTTCCTTTGTTTCAATGTTTTCAGTTTGTTTGGACATTGAGCATTTACCAAAAATGAAATCATACTCAAGGCGAAATTTCTCAAATATTTCGAATTCTTTGAACTTATTTTCTTTGTTTAATATTGCCAACAATATGTGTTCAGTTCCTATTGGCTTATTTGATAACTTATCTGCTTCAGTTTTAGAACAATCTAAAGCCTTAATCAAATCTTCACTGAATATCACCTTATTTGTCTTGAGCTGCGGCTTTACATGCTTTTCCAGCACAGAACAGTATATTTTCCTAAGTTCTTCTATGTTGTTCGACATCAAGCAGTTGTCAAGAATCATGTTTGCGTGACAGCTTCTGTTGTCCAATATTGCCAAAATCAGATATTCCAATGTGAGAATATCTGTTGGAAACTCATTGAAAAGCGTGTCTGTCATGTATTCCATGACTTCGTTAAACTCCAATGTATAATCACTTTCTTTAAATTTACTCATAATTTTTTCAATTTTACATTTAAAATATAATCATTGTCAGGCAAAAATCAAGTAAAATTGTTCATAATAAATTTTGTTTTTAACATTTTTTTATATATCTTTGCCAAAAATAAAATGAATTTACCAACATTATACAAATTAACTGTAAATCAAACCATCAACAAATGGACAATTTTCATTGAAGGAAACTGTTATTGGACTGAGTTTGGAAAAGTAAATGGAGCAATACAACAGTCTGAAAAAACATATTGCGTTGGAAAGAACAAGGGGCGTTCAAATGAGACATCTGATGATGAACAAGCCATGTTGGAAGCAACTGCAATATGGAAGAAAAAACAATCTATGGAGAATTTTGTTACTGACATAGAAACTGTAAATAACGTTGAATTCCAACCTCCAATGCTAGCTAAGATATATAATAAGTTGTATGCTGACAATATGAAATATATACAACCGAAACTAGATGGTATAAGGTGTAATATGTCATTGAAGGATGGTAAGATACAAGCCATCAGTCGCAGGAACAAGCCATTCAATTCAACCAAGCACATTGAAGTTGAGTTGGAAGAATTTTTCAAGGAGCATCCGCTAATACACTTAGATGGGGAATTGTATAACCATAAACTGCATGACAATTTCAACAAAATCGTTTCTTTGGTAAAGAAACAGAAGATAACAGATAAAGACAGACAAGAAATTGAGTCAACTGTCAAGTATTACGTTTATGACCTCTGGGTAGATGACAATCCAAACATGTCATTCACAGACAGAAATTCAATTATAAATCAATTCTTGTTTAATCTTGAAAATGTTGTAATTGTTCCTACATTTAAAATAGGAAGCTCCGATGAAGTGGATGAATATTTCAGGAAATTCGTTTCAGATGGGTATGAGGGTGCTATAATTAGGACAGATGCACCTTACGAGCATAAAAGGAGCAACAATTTGTTGAAATACAAGGAATTTGTTGACGAAGAGTTTGAAATTCTTGATGTGAACATAGGAAAAAATCAAACGGTAGCTGAGAGTGTAACCGTTAAACTTAAAAATGGTGCTGTTTGCAATGCTACATTGGCATTTCCAGACGATAAATGTAAAGAAATATTAGAAAATAAGGAAAAATACATAGGTAAAATGGCAACAGTTTGCTATTTCGGTATAACAAATGACGGTTTACTTAGATTTCCAGTTGTAAAAGCTATAGACAGGCAGAGTTATGAGTAAAAAAGAAAAAGCATGGGAAGAATATTACAATTATAGGCACGAGGTATTTGGTGGCCCTGGTAATGGTTGTGATGACTATAGAGATATTCCTGATGAAGTAGAAAAAAAATTAAAAGAACTGTATGGTAAAGCAGTAAAATTAGAAAAAAAATGAGGGGATACATAACTTGTAATCACCGATAAAAATAAACTTTTAAAAATAATAAACAATGAGCAAGATATTTAACTTGTATGCAAAAAATAAAGATGGCATTGATGTAGATAGAACGTGGTATAAGTCATCTAATATAAAGTATTCAGAGTGTTTGGATTATGATAATAGGCTTAAAACACTTAAAGTAGTATTCAATAATGGCACTCAATATGAATATAAAAATGTAAATTCACAAGATTATTTGCTTTTCCGCGATGCATCGTCTCAAGGAAAGGCACTTAATGAATTCATTAAGCCGAAAGGATATGAGTATGAGAAGCTAGAAAACGCTGACCTTGCAACTCTAGATGGTGAATTGACATTCCGAATGGAAGATGGCATATTCGTATATTACGATGATGGTAAATTCACAATGAAAGACAATAAAGATAAGGTGATTTGTGAAAAGGATGTAAAAATAACAGAGGCTGCATTTAATACGATTTGCTCCGCATTGGAAGCTGTTGGAAAGCAGTTATATACTGAAGGTAAAAATTTCATTGAAGATGGAGAAAACGGAGAGGATAAGCCTTTTTAGTAAGGCGTTGGAAAAATGGGGAGTTCCAGCCCAACAGAAAATGCTGATGGAAGAAGTTGGTGAATTGTTTTCAGCAATTGGAAAGTTTGACCGTATGCGCGTTGAAGAGAAAGACGTGATAACAGAACTTGCAGACGTTTCAATAATGGTTGAACAGATGGCAACGTTATTTGGATATGAGGCTTTTGAAAAGGAAAGAGAATACAAGCTGAATCGCTTAAAGGAACGTTTAGAAAAAGTTAAAGTCTAGAGTGTTGACCGTGAAGTCAAACAATAAAATAATCCAAAAGAATTTGATTATAACACATGGGAATAATAATTAGTAGTTTTATTGGTTGTGGTAGAGAATATCTCAAAAACTCTTATGGCGATAAGGTTAAGATATTTGATGCAGTTGAAGAAATCCCAATGGATGAGGTCACAGATGACGCATTAGAGGGTTATGTCAACAATGTTTTGTCTGTTGTTGATGAAAATGACATCGTTTTCATTGACTCCTCAAAAAAGACTAGAGAGGCTTTCAATGCCAAAGCTGTAGATTATGATGTGTTTTATCCTTCGGAAGAAAGAAGGGGTGAATTCATTGAAAATCAAGTCAGGAAAAGAGTCAAGCCAAAGTACATACAAGCTTTGGATAAGGATTTTGCCAAGTGGGTAAAGGAAATAGACGATGATGAGTCTGAAAATTGCTATAAACATAAATTGTCTCATTTTGGCGAGTTTATTGGCAATTCCCCAATAATAATGCAATACATTGATAACTTGAAAAATCAGCAACAAAATCAAGGAAATACACCAAATAATAACGAAGAAAACAATGACAATTAAATGAATGAAAATGATAAACAATATTTAAATCTGCTGCAAGACATACTCACCAACGGAGTTGAAAAAAATACTAGGTCTGGACGAGTTAAATCCGTTTTCGGAAGACAACTTAGGTTTGATTTAAAAAAAGGGTTGCCATTGCTGACAACAAAAAAAGTGTTCACCAAAGGAGTTATCCTTGAATTATTGTGGTTTTTACAGAGGTCATATAATTCCCACAATAGCATGAACATTGAATACCTTATCAGAAATGGTGTACATATCTGGGATGATGACGCTTACCGTTGGTTTAAGGATACAATTTCAAAAGAGTTTAAGCCAAAACAATATATGGTTTGTGTCAACGATGACGAAACGTCAGTGCTGCACAAGGGTGAGTTTGAGTATTGGATTGAAAATGAACTAAGGAAAGATGATGCTGAATGGCTTCAAAACATCACCAAGGAAGAATTCATAGACCTTACGTTGCAGAGGGTTGAAATTTGGGGTTCTTTTATGTCTAAATATAGATTTGGTGACTTAGGCCCAATTTATGGAAAACAATGGAGGTGTTTTGGCGGCAATGGTTATACTGACCAAATACAAAACATCATAGATACTCTTAGAACAAATCCAAACGACAGAAGAATGTTGTGCGTTGCTTATAACCCAGACCAAATTGGGGATATGGCTTTACCGCCTTGTCATACGATGTTTCAGTTCTATACAAGGGAATTGACCAAATATGAAAGGTGGGAACTTTATAAAGAAAAAACAAACGATATTGAAACTTATGAAATGGCCATTAATCCTTGGATACCTACAAAATCTAAATTTGAAATTGAAAGCAAACTAAAAGAAAACAATATCCCTATATATGGTTTGAGCTGTATGTACTCGATGCGTTCAAATGATGAATTCTTGGGGCAACCATTCAATACGTTAGAGTATTCAATATTAACATATATGATTGCAAAGTTAGTCAATATGGTGCCTGATGAACTTATAGCATCATTAGGGGATTGCCATATATATGAAGCACATTTTGATGCAGTTAGAGAACAATTGTCTAGGAAAGGCTCTGAAAACATCCCAAAATTAATTATCCACGGAACTCAAGAAACTATAGAGGATTTTAAATACGAAGATTTTGAAATAATTGGGTATAGTCCAGACCCACCTATTAAAGCGCCATTATTGGTTGGATAAAATGGTTACGAGAAAATTGAATGAAACGGTTAGGCAGTTCTATCTTAGTGGGAGATTGGATGAAGATTTCGTAATGGATGCAGTGAAACAAACATTAGGAGGAGAAGTTGAAAGAGCATCCAAATATGATGACATTAATAAACATATTGATTTCTGGTGGGACAGCCCTCGTAAAGGTAGAATTGGTATAGATGTCAAGGGTTTAAGCAAAAATAAAAGAGGAGACAACAATTATGATGATACAATACATTGGTTGGAACTGCAAAATGTACAAGGCAAAGATGGATGGCTTAAAGGAGAAGCAAAATACATAGCTTTCAGAACTAATGATAGAATCATATTCGTGGATAGAGAAAAACTGCTTAAATTTGCCCTAGAATCAATTAAAAACAAAGAGGTGGTATATGATACCCCAATGGAGTGTTATGTGCCTTACAAACGATTAAAATGGGGAAGAGACGATTTATCATTGAAGGTTTTGAATAACGATTTGATGAGATTAGCAGATTTCTGCATTGATTTTTAAAATAATAATAAAGGCAATAACATAGAAGTTGACCCAACTTTTTAATAATTCCTTGGAATCCTCGTGATTCTGAGGAATTATTTTTGTATTCGTTTTTTACCATATTATTGATGTTAACAATTTACTTTGTAAATTGACTATTCAGAATATATTCAATTTCGTAAATTTATATGTATAAGAGCCAGCACTTGGGAGTTGAAAAATCCTATATTTGTATTAGAATTTAAATAAAAAACCAAGTGTTATGATAGATTTCAAGAAATTCAACAGCGTTATCTCCCTCACCTCGTATTTCACCTCTGATGAGCATTTGCAGCAGTACATTGACGAGGCTGTGTATCGTTGGAACACAAGAAAAATGAGCGAATCAGAGAGATTCGCCCATATGTTCGACAAGTCAATTGGACTTGTTAGAAAGTGGTCTGAGATTAGAGTTGGTCTTGTTGCTGCTTAGTGTTTAATGTGGAAATAAGACATGCGTTATTTGTCTTGTCAAATCATCAGTATGATGACTTACGCCACTGCTATTATCCTTTTCAACATCGTGCTTTGCCCATTCTGTAGAGATTGTTCCACGCTTTTTTGTTTGTATAGTAACAACAAACCCATCCCCCTCATCAGTTTTTTCAATATTCTCTATTGTACCACCAATCCTATAAGGTATTGTATCATAGTTTCCAGTTCTATTATAGTAAGTAACTTTATCTCCGACACGTAATGGTATGCCGTTTATATCTCTAGGCAATGTATTGCGCAAACTATAGTCATAAGCTTCATTTAGAACCCTCTGTACAGACTCTTTTACAATTCTATGAAGGTCTGATTCTGTTAGTCTTATAAGTTTCTTATTCATATTATAATACGTATTAATTCGTTATTTTTCTAATAAATATCACGTAGAATTTGTTTTTATCAGAAATTGAATGTAATTTTGCAGCGAGAAGATATTTATGGTAAATATCGTATCAGAATGAAACAGATAATCAGATTAACAGAGAATGATATACATAACATAGTAAAACAAGTAATCAAAGAAATAGGCTATCGTGGCGCTGCACTAACACACGGTGCGAACTACAATGCACAATAAGATTATATGAATAGTAGAAATCCTAATGCAAGAACAAAGATGGGAGGTAGCGAAAACTTAACAATGAAAGCGTTGTCACTTGCAATACACGACAACTTTCCAAACTTGACCCTTGAGTTTGTTGAACACAATGAGAAGACAAATCAGTCGTACCCAGTCGATTTGCGTTTCACTGATGTAAAGTACATAGACAATGAAAGAATAGTATTGCACGGACAATTAACGGTGTCGTTAAGGCCATTTGGTATCGGAGCAATCGAATATAACTTCAATACACAAGACTTTTATAGAGTGTCTTACTCTGACAAAACCACACGTAGTAGAAAGTTGCATACTTTACTACCCCATAATGAAGAACAGATAAAAAGAGTGCTGACCTTCGTTTCTAACTATCTCTATGCAAGAGAAGACTATGAAACCAATATCAATACGAATGGTTCAACACCTTCTAAACCACATTAATAGAAATGAGCAACCTGGTTAGGCTGCTCATTTTTTAGATATTTGGGTCAACTGCGATGTTATTGCCATAATAAAAGGTACTGTAACAAATGCAGTACCTTTTATTATTTTGGTATGTGAACAACAGAAAAATTGTGTAAAAATCCACTTGCCACATAGTCTTCATATTGTTTGTGATTTTCAAATTTCTTTAAATATATCATAGCGTTTTATGTGTATTTTATTTATAATAAATATTGATTGCTAACTATTTATGTATATATATTGCGTATGAGTTATGAAAAAAATATATATTAAAGAGTCTAAAGAGCATTTATTGACTGAAGGATTAAGTAATATATTATATCATTTTACGTCATTAAATCATGGCTATAAGATATGTAAGGATGATAAAATATATTTACAATCCGCATATGCAAAAGATGCTGATAACTATGATAGAAAGAGAAAATTCTACCTTTCTTGCACTAGAATTGGGAATAGTCAATTTGGCTATTCCAAAAAATTCAGTCAAGGAGGGGTTAGGATTGTTCTTGATGGAAGCGCTCTAGCGACTAAATATAAGGGAAAACAAGTCAATTACTGGGGAGGAGGAACATTTACCGACAAGTATGGCTACACGAAACAAGCGGAATTAAATGGAAACGCAGCACCAAATGACAAAGCGCATGTATTTTGGCTTAACAGATGGAAAAAAGAGCATCCGAATGCTTCAGAAGAAGAAATACAAAATTGGATAAACCATAATTTCTATGATGATGTACAACATCATATCTCTAATGAGTCTGAGGACAGGATTTTTTCATATGAACCAATGATTCCAAACGCGCATAGATATATTAAATCAGTTGATGTATTAATTGTTGATTTTGAAAAAGACCCAAATAAAATGGCGTTGGCTCAATCATTTTTATATCGTACACTATTAGGCAGTAGATATGTAAAGATTTTTGATTCAGAAAAAGAATTTAATAACCCAAATGGTAAAGATGCAAACGATAAAGTTGAATATGGAGAAGGGTATGTTTCTGAAGATAGATTATATTACAGAAAGGTGTATGATTGTCTTGAAGCAGTGATTTGTTTTATAGCATATGCAAATCACGATTTTGATGGCAAAAATTTCCCTAAAAAAACAATGGAGTATTTAACAAAATATGAACTTAGCGAATTCAAAAATAAAATAGGAACTATAATGGCTGCTCCTAGTAAAACTTGGGGAGGAATACAAGGTATTGCCGAAAAACTAGATGCTGTTAGAAGATACTTATCTGATGAGCCAAACGAATATACATATAAAATATCAAAAATGCTGACGGACTATTGCTTGTCCATTGGTGCAAATTCATTTAGGGAGGCGTATTTAATCAAAAAAAATATGGAAAATGAATATTACGACCTTCAGAGAGGGAATGTCTATGATAGAATTGATACAAACAAAAAATGCGCCTATTTGATAGTAAGAAGAGGTGTTATATCTTTATACCCACAGAAAGACAAGTTTTCTGATGCAATGGGATGGGATGATGAATATTGCAAATCATATGCAGACTCTTTTGCTGGGGAGATAATGTACGATAACGAAGGAAAATATAATAGAAGTAGAAGCAAAAACTATAATTCGATGTTCCAATATCTGTATAAGTTATTCAGAGTAGGTACAATAGCTCAAGTTTATGAAACGTTAAAGAAAATTGGTTTAGATGATGAATATTTGAAATCTTGGGATATTGATATGGAATATAAAGAGTTGGATTATTGGGAGGCTGTCAGATATAATACTGTGAATACTGCTAAACTTAATAAAGAAGGTGATTATGATTATATGGCATTAGCAAGGAAAAATGATAGAGAGATAGAAAACTTTATTAAACAACAACAAAAGGTATCAAATGTTTGATACCTTTTTTTTATTGAATAATATTTATAGAATAAAATAATTAAATATAAAATATTTTAAATTATGGTGACTAACATTTTAGATTATATGTATGAAGGTTATGGTTATGATATGGATAACCAATTGCTTTATACAGACGTAGACTCATACAAGACCGCATTGGATAAGGATGGCTACAGTGACAATGGTATGAAGACATTCTCATCTAATGATTGGAACATCACTGGATACCAAAAAGCTCTTCCAACTGAAAATGCTAACAAGTATAAGGAAATTCCTCAGTTCATTGGTGAGAACGGTGCTACCTATACTGACCTTAGACAGCAGATTTGTAAGTGTGGCGGTAATGGCACATATGAGTGGGCATATGATTGTGAAAACTAATTTTTGTGTTTTAAATTTTATTAATGAGTAAGACTGTTAGATTTAATGAAGGCAGTTTAATAATGATTAAAAATAGATTAAACGAAGTTATGGTTGGCACTGATGGTGTCAGCCATAATGACGTTTCTGTAAATGTGAACGAAGCGGCACCAGAAATTGATGAATATGAAATTGGTGCTGAAAGTGATAATCCCCCAGTAGGCGGTAACGGTTATCACATCAATGAATCTGCTAGTTTCGATTCATCTGAAGTTGGCGCAGTTAACTATTCTTGGGATTTTGACGAAGATGAATATCAAGAATGGCTACAAGATGCTGAGTATGAGAACACGCAAGAGTCATTGATGGAATACATTAATGATAATGTTGAGTTTGAATTAGAATATCTAGATAATGAAACTTATCATACTTGCGGTACTGACTATGTGGATTATGATACGTTAGAAGATATGTTTGGCAGTAAGATGCAAAACGAGATTTTAACAACTTGCATGAATGATGGCAGTGGTTCATTTGAAACTGTTAACTTGTATTCTGACAATGACGTGGATGTGAGCAACAAAGATAGCATCAACAATATGGCCATGAAATTATTAAGGCATGGTGACTATTTCAAGGATTGTAGAGGTTTTATCTTGACAAATGGTGTTGTGGTATACACTGAATCAGAACATAATGAAATATGTAGGATACCAAACATAAACAATAAATTTGATTTTATAAGAATGGGTAATATTAGGGTATTGCCCCAGTCAATTGATATTGGTAGCGAGCCAACAAGTGAGCAAAGAGACGTGTTAAGAAGAGCGATTGCTTGTTATGCAGATGAGGAACTATACTTGGACATATACCAAGGAAAAAGTAGTATTGGGGCGCACTATATACGTCCAGATTGGAGATATGTCATGGGAGAAATTGACAGGTTTTATTCAGAAGGAATTAAGCCACAAGGAAATGAATATTATGAGTCAAAGAATAAAAATCTATTAGATGGTTTAAATATCAATGAATCTGCTAGTTTCGATTCATCTGAAATTGGCGCAGTTATGGATATTAATGCAATTGCCAAAAAAATACAAACCAAAGGGAATAGTTCATATATTTTAACAAATGGTGATGTTATAACTTTCAGAGACCATAGTGAAATATCTAAAATAAATGGCATGACTGTTGGTAAATTCTTGAATTTAGGGAATATAAGAATTGGCAACCTTGGAGGAATAGAATTAACTAAAAAACCAACGAAAGAGCAAATAAAACCATTGAAAAAACATATCATAGAATTTGATGGAAGTCTATTTTTGGACATTTCCTCATATAAAGAGGGGAGATTTTATGCAGAAATGATATGTGGTGCAGAATACAAAAATGCAAACCCTAATAGGATTATAAACGATATATTAGCATATTTTGATGAAGGGATAAAACCTCAAGGAAATCGTTTCCACGAAAGTAAAAAAAATAAAGCGCAAATAATAGAAAATAAATATGATGATTTGTTTAACAAGGCAAATTACGGCCTACAATATTTTTTGAAACAAGGAAAAGAAAAATATGGGTTTGATGGTTGGTATATAAGCTCTTGGATGAAAAAGACGCACCCAGAAATAAGTGTAGACCCAAAAGATATTAAGATATATACAGCATTAAGTGATAGACTCCATAAAATTACTAAACTTTGGACTGACGAAGAAAACAAAGAAGAAAACGGAAAAGATTTAGAACAGCCAAAAGAAAATTATGATATTATTTCTTTGGCCATAGATGAGTTTGGTTTAACTAGCAGATTGAACCAAGCTGGATATATTCTTCCAGATGGGAAATTGTTGAATTTTGGAAGTGATGGATATAGAGAAACAGACCATAGACAAATAGCAGCTGTTTATAAACAGAATGGGATAAAAATATGGAATGACGAGTATCGCTATAACTATGTTGTTGACTTTATGAATCACGGTGCAATAAGATGTGACGTTAACACTGGAATTCTTGACATGACTAAAGAGCCTACAAATGAACAGTTCTATGTAATACGAGATTTTATTAGAAATGCTGTTGACGTTGACATAGATTTTACCGATGACAAAGGAAATACATTGCATTCAGTTTCATACTCAGATGCTAAACCTCAAGCTGTTGTTGCAGATATAAGGAGATATTATGAGGATGGGATAAAACCAATGGGAAACGTGCAATATGAAAATAAAAACATGAATAATTCTCATCTAATTATAGAGTCGCAAGAATCAAAGTCCATTGCAGCTGCAAAAAAACTTGTAATGCAAAGACTTAACTATAATGAACAAGAAGCTGATAAATTTATAAGGATTAAACTCAGAAACGACATTCCAACGTTAAGAACACCTCAAGGCAGCAAGTTCATCCTTGGCGTGACAAGGATGTTCTGTGACGGTGAATTAAGAACTGCCAATGACATTGGAAATCTTAATTCAACACTTAAGTTAGTGGCTTCAGATGCTCATATCAATGAGTATGATAGGAATCTTAATGGAATGTCTTGTCAAGAACTTATTCAAAGGTTTGCAAAAGCAATGAGTGACAATCTTGAGGCTGAGAAGGCTGAAATTGGCAAGATGGCGTTTAACACCCCTTCTGATTATGAGATTGTTAGAATTGACTCTTTTGAACAAGCAGAGGAATACGGTGATTACGTATCTTGGTGTGTAACGCACGATAATAATATGTTTAATTCATACACTAGTGACGGTATCAACCAATTTTATTTTTGCTTAAGAAATGGTTTTGAGAATGTTGAGGAAGCACCATCTGAAGGTTGTCCATTGGATGAGTACGGCTTGTCTATGATAGCCGTAAGCGTTAATGAAAATGGCATGTTAAACACTTGCACTTGTCGTTGGAATCACGATAATGGTGGTGATGACAGTATTATGAATGCAAAGGAAGTGAGTCAAGTAATTGGTATGAATTTCTTTGAGGCGTTTAAGCCAAACAATAAGTGGAATGAACTTATAGCCAATGTTATGCAACGTCTTGCTAATGGAGAAGATATACACGATGTATTTGACTATGTTGGTTATTTCAGTGAAGGTTTTGCTAGTGTCGAACTTAATGGCAAATGGAATTTCATCAATCAAGAAGGTAGATTGTTGAGTAACCAATGGTTTGATACTGTTGGTAATTTCAGCGAAGGTTTTACTAGGGTTAGTCTTAATAACAAGTGGAATTTCATCAACCAAGAAGGTAGATTGTTGAGCAACCAATGGTTTGATTATGTTGGTAATTTCCGTGAAGGTTTTGCTAGTGTCGAACTTAATGGCAAATGGAATTTCATCAATCAAGAAGGTAGGCTTTTAAGTGACCAATGGTTTGATTTTATCAGTAATTTCCGTGAAGGTTTTGCTAAGGTTAGTCTTAATAACAAGTGGAATTTCATCAACCAAGAAGGTAGATTGTTGAGCAACCAATGGTTTGATTATGTTGGTAATTTCCGTGAAGGTTTTGCTGTGGTTCAACTTAATGGTAATGTATATAAACTTGACACTAGCGGTAATTTATCGTTAATTGAGTCAAAGAATAAAAATAAGAAAATAGTAGTTTCTGAAAACCAACTAAAAATAATTAAAGAGAATTTTGATTTTGAGGTAGATAGTTCTGAAATAGATTTATCTTCATTCAAGAAAAAACATGAATTAGTTCCAAATATATGGAAACCAGATGGCAAGCTAGATTCAAGAATTAGGCTTAAACTATTAGACATTGCAGACGATTTTTGGAAATATGTAAACTTGACTTGGGTTGAGCCTAGTGGTATAATATTAACAGGTTCAATCTGTAATTTCAATTGGTCTCAATATTCTGACATTGATTTACATCTTATTGTTGATTTCAATGAAATTGATGAAAAGACAGAGTTTGTCCATGATTATTTAGATGCAAAGAAGAATGAGTGGAACAACGAGCATAAAGGTCTTCAGATAATGGGATACCAAGTTGAGCTTTATGTTCAGAATTTGGGTGAAATGCCAGAATCAAATGGCATTTATGACTTGGAGGAAAATGATTGGATAAAAGAGCCAAATCCTAATGATATTAAACCAATAAGGTTGAACAAGTTTTCAATTAAGGACAAGGCAGCAAAAATCATGACAATCATTGACGATATGTATGACGCTCTTGCAGCTACGGATGATTCTTATGAAATAGAACAGATGGGTGATGATGCAGATTATCTTTGGAAAAAGGTAAAGGAAATGCGCAAGAGCAGTCTTGAGAAGCATGGCGAAAGCGGAAGCGGAAACATTGTGTATAAGATACTGAGAAGAACAGGCTATCTTGACCGTCTTTGGAAGCTTTCGAATGCTGTTTATGACAAGACGAATTCAATTACAGAGTCTGTAACGGAAGGTGCTAGATACGACATTTTCAGGAATAACCAAATGGCTAGATATAAGGTTATTGGCGAAATGGCAGAAGATGGATATGTTTTTCATGGCACAGGAGAAGATGGAAATGGAACAGAGTGGGATACTGTTGACCCAACAAAGATAAAAGGTGGAAGCAGAGGAACATACGGCTATGGAATATATTTTACAGCCCACGCATATAAATGCGAAAAATATACCACTTATACAGATGGACATTATATAATAGCAAATATAAATGGTTTTAATATTATTAATTTAAGGGATAAGATTAACAAAGACAATAATATTTTCTTGGACAAACAAAAAGAATATTATTTGTTACAAAATAAACTTGATAATGCAAGAAACAACAGAGAATATGACAGAATTTCTTCAATGATTGAAGAATATGATAATACGGTTGACAAAGATTTACTAAATGCCATTATTCAAGTTATTTCGGAAAGTGATGAAAATGATTTAACTTATTTCTATTTAAATAACCACATACCTTTGTTGTGGTATTCGGATAGAAACCCTGATAAACAGTTGTCAAAATTATACCTATCATTAGGTATTGATGGTTTTGAGTTTGATACTGAATACGTATTGTTTAATTTTGAATTGCTTAATCATTCTATTGTTAAAGACAAAGAAGCATTAATTGCGAAATATATGCAAAAAAACATTGAGTGGTTTAAGGAAAAAAACATTCACGTTGATGAATCTGTAAAGAAATATATTACGGTTCTAAAGGAAGAGTTTGCATTAGACGGCAGCAGTAATTCAAACCCATATAAAAAGCGTTGGGAAACCGAAAGAAAGGTTCTGAAGGACTTTATATGTAACAATGGTGTAGTAATGCAGTCGAAGGAAGATAACAAGCAAGGAAAGCTTTATAAGTGCTTTACGGACACTTGGCTATCAAACCTTATAGGGTATAATTATTGCCTATGCGTCCAATGGGATGAAATTGAGATGAAGCCTAAGAGTGTTGTATATATTAGGGCGTTAGACAAGTTTACTCCAAACATCAGAAGAAACATACAATTCGATAATAGGGGCTTTGATAATGTAAGGGGCACTTATGATGACGTTAGAAATTATTAAGTATAAAGTATTTTTCATTAGTACGAAATATTTATATTAAAAATAAGTTTGAAAAAAAATTAATATATTAATTATGAACAATAAAATGAATACAAACGAGCAGTTGGCAAGAATGAAGACTTTAATGGGTTATGGTCTTCAGACTGAAAACAAAAAAGCTCCTTACAGTTCTGTAGAGAACCAGAAGCTTGCTGCTGATGGAAAAGTATATGCCATTATCCGCGAGGGTGCAAAATACTACATCAAGTCTGCTCCTAACAAGCAAAACCTAGTAAAGGAAGACTTCAATTACATTGGAGGATTCAGAAATAGAAAAGACAATGAGTATACTTCTTTCGCAAACGCTCAGAAGCAGTTTGACCTAAAGATGATGTCTTTGAAGGAGGCTGCTAGCAAGACTGACTTCAACATCAATTCTTGGGATTTGGACAAAAAGGAAAATGTTGTCATTGAAGCAACTGACAAAATGAAGAAAGAAATCCTTCGTGAACGCCAGATTATGAAGAATGCAATGATAATTGCAGAGAAGAAAGGTAAGGACTGTGCAAATGGTGTTTGCTGCGATAAGGTCGATAAAGAATGTGCTGATACACAAAAACCTAATATCTCTAGTGAAGTAGATGAGTGCGGAAATGCAGAAACAGCTAATGCTGGTTATACTAATGCAACTCTTCCAAGTGGCTCAGGCCTAGGCGAGTCAGTTGTTAAGGAAACAAGCGAGAAGGTTCTTGGTTGGAATCGTAACGATAAGGATTATATGGATAAGTCTCATGGAACTGAAATTGGTGACAGTGCACCTTTCGATGATGCAACCGCAAGAAACATCGATGACGGTGACAAGAAAGTAACCAAGACTGGTGAAATGAAGAACGGTGTTGTAGAGAATCATGGAACTTCAATGCACGATACTGATGACCAGAATAAGCCAGCAGTTGGCGTAGGTGAAGGTCCATCTGATGACAACAACAAACCATTTGATGCTGAGAAGGGCAAGCAATTGGACGAAGCTATTGATGATTTCGGAGCAGATGATGACCTTGGCGATGACATGGGCGATGGCGAGCCAGTAGGTGACGAAATGGGCGATGGCATAGGCGAAGGTGAGCCAATTGATGCTGATGCAATGGGTGATGACCTTGGCGATGAAGAACCAGCAGATGATGAGTTCGGTGATGAGGAAGTTGAAGATGATGACATCTATGAAGATGACCTTGAGTCACGTGTTGAGGCAATTGAAGACCTTTTGACACAAATCGCTGCAAAGCTTGGTGTTGAAGATGCTCCAGTTGATGATGCCGAATATGATGATGATGACCTATTCGGTGATGAAGAAGAGGGTGAGTTCGATGATGAAGAGCCAATGGATGACGAGGAAGGATTCGGTCCAGATGATGAAATGGATGATGATGAAATGCCAATGGAAAGCAGACGCAGAAATGGTGTTCAGATTTTCGAGACGAGAGCATTTAGAAATGCAATGCGCAAGCAAAGAATGAACGAAGAGGGTATGACTCCATTTAAGGATGCAGGTCGTGTTCCACAAGGAAACATGAACAAGTTGGATGATTTCGGAAAGCACCCAGCATATCAGAAGACAGTGATGACATTGCCTCCAAAGGATTTGCAAGAGTTCCCAGATTATTATGACATGAATGATGATTCTGTTAAGAACGATATGCCTTACGGTGAGAGAATTGGTGATGGTGCTCCATTCGAAATTGACCCAGATTCAATTGACAATGCAATTGCTGAAGCATTTGACCGTCTTAAAAAAAAAAGAAACAAGTAAGTTAACGGAAGCTTTTTTTGAAGAAAGGCCAACGAAACTTGAAATACCTGACAGCACCCTAGGTGGCGATGTGGATGGCATGGGTGATTTAGATAATGCTCCAATGCCACCAATGGGAGCTGATGACATGGGTGGAGAAGACCAAATGGCTGACCCTATGGGTGGTGCTCCAGACGATATGGGTGGAGAAGACCCTGACGCAATGGGTGAAGAACCTCCAATGGGAGGTGAAGAGCCAATGGGAGGTGAAGATGATGAACTAATGGGTATCATCAACGGACTTTCAATTGAAGACAAGGCAGCTGTGACAAAGTATGCAAAAAGCATGGCAGATGATTCAGAAGGTGGTGAAATGCCACAAGGTGATATGCCAATGGAATCTAGAGTAAATATGAAATCAATTATTGATGAAACGATAAATGATGTGCTAGATGATAGGGTAGGCACAACAAGGCCACAGAAAAAGTTGCCTAGGGCATACAGAGACATGGTGAGTCCATTTATATCTCCATTCTAAAATAAACAAAAGGGGTACTTAGAAGTATCCCTTTTTTATTTTGTCTAAATATTTATATATAAAATTTGTAATATGAAAATATTGGTTAAAAGAAATAATAAATTGGTAAACCTTGGTGAAGGTAGAATTTATTCAAAAAGCCAGTTAAGGCTAAACGAAGAAGGTTTTGTTGCCACTGCGCCAAATGCTAAAAATATCAGACAATTTGTTGCTCAAGGGTCTAAAATAATGAACCAGAATCCTAACACAAAACTTGTTCAAAATCAATTGGGTCAAATGGATAATCAAAATGACTCAAATACTGGTGAAGGTTTAAAAGTTAGCTTACCAGCTAATGCTACAGGTGCGCAAATAAGTAGAGTTCAAAATTTGGCTAGTAAACCTGAAAATGATGACATGTCAGTAGATTTAACACCAGCAACGTCCAACACTTCTTCAGATTCTAGTTCTTTGGAAACAAATTCAGTTGCGCCTAGAAAGGTTATGGATGAAATGAGAAGGAATTCCATTCCTTTCACAAAAAAAGAATTAAGCAAGTTTTTAAATAGCTTATAATGAAAAAAATATACATAAACGAAAATTCTGTATCTAGTGTTATAAACGGAAGACTATTGCCTAGGTTTTTGTATAAGATGGTTAAAACCCACTGTACGTCATTAGGCGATAATGGTGCGTTTCCTAATGTTGGTGACTATCCGTTTGATTATACTTTGTTGAAAACAAGGTATAATGAGGTGTGCGATGAAATTGAGGCTATCGGATTGGGGTCTTGTACTGAGGATGAGCTTATGACTGAACTTAGCGAACTTCTGAAAAGGGCAAAAGAATTGGAAATGCCTGTTAGGGATTCGTTGGAGAAGATATGCGAAAACGCATTGAACAAGTTGTTTGCAATTCCAGAGGAAAGTATTAACTTGATTTTTAAGTTGGTTGACAGAATTAAGTTTAAGAGCGCAATTAGATTGAGACCAGAGTCAAATGTGGATTTAAACCACACGTTTAAGGACATAAAGGATATAGAGTTTTCAAATAAGGCAATTGAAAAGAGAAGATTTATAGATGCTTTAATACAAGGTGCTTCATACACATATGCAAAGGTTGAAGGACTTTATATCAGCGACATTGATAGGATAAATCCTGAACTTCCTAGATTGTACAGAAGAATAAGGATAATCAATGACTATTTGCTTTTCATTAAAAAGGAAAAAATGACAGATGACAAGCCAATGCAAGGTTCTTACGTTGAGACACATTTGGGTGTCGGTGATTCAAAAACAACAATAAAGGTTCAAGGTATTATATTTCCTTTGTTGTTCCAAGAGGCAATAAGAGGTATGTTTGAATTGTTCTCATCACATGGACTTCCAAAGGATAAGAAAAATGCAATGCATGTCATAAAGAAAGCTGATTTCGTGCTTGCAGAGCCTTGGGATTTAAGGCTTGGCGTTGGCCTTTGGGATATGATTTTCGGAAGGGTTGAAGACACCAACATGATTCCTTATATGTTCACGTCATTTGTCAGGATTTCCATAGATGAGTTCAACGATGTGGTTAAGGAAATACTAGCATCAACTGAAAAGGGAAACGAAATAATCGGAGAACTGATGAAGGAAGCCGAATATGACAACGGATACCAACAGTTTACAAATAGAATAAATGCTAGAAATGTTGACAAATCTTTAATTAAGGACTCATATTTCACTGGTGCTGAAACCAATGGATATGAACTAGATTCAGAGGAAGGTGATGGTGATGTAATTGAAGAAGATGAAGATGCTAGCACAATAATTCTGTATCATGGTGGGAATAAAAACGAAGACCCTCAAATGTATGGCACATATTGGCTAACAGATTCCAAAACAATGGCGTTAGATTATGCCTTTAATAATGATTGGCCTTGCGTGTATAGGGTAACTATAGATAGAAATAAATTGAACAGTGAAAATTGTACTGAACATCATAGCAAGCGTTTTAACAATGCATATTGTTTGGGCTTGCGATATTTAGACCCAATAGTTAACATTGAAGCAATGACAGAAGAGGAAACTGATGAAATTGAATATGATTTGAACATCATATAAGCAAATATCAAATTTTTGCTTTTTAATTAATATTTATAAAAAAATATACAACAATGAATAAAAAATTGATTAGATTAACAGAAAGTGAACTTCATAGAATTGTGAAGGAGTCTGTAAATAGAGTATTGAAAGAAGGCCATAACGAAGACTATATGGAAGCAAAGCAAATAATAGATGGTATGGATTTTGAAGATGTTAAAAAACTACCATATATGGATAACCGTTTTTCTTTTGGTGCTTTAAATGGTAGTGAAGGAGAAGGATTAATTGACTTGAATTTTAAAGGAATATTAGTAACGGTTAGAAGTGTCGCAAAGGTCACTAACAATTTTGAAAAATATGATGAAGGTGGCCAGTTTTTGGGAATGGAAGGTTAATGCATTACACATCAATCAAACCTACCCTAATTTCAGACCATTTACGAACAAGTCCAATCGACTTGTCGAACATATGGGCGAATCTTTCTGATTCGCTCTTTTTTTTATTCGTAAATATTTATAAATGAATAACTTTTGAAAGTTACGCTATATTTATTAAAATTTAGAAAGTTTCAATTATGATATACGATTACAAACAAATCCAGCAAGACTATGCAATGTGCTATGCTGACAAATCTAGGATAGCGTTCATTGAAAAATACCTATCTACTTTCAATGCAATTAAAGGTAAGAAGACCCAATTCCACTGTTTCCCTAGACAGAGGGCTTTCTTGAGGGCATTGGCTGAAAACAGAAATGTGGTTGCAATTAAACCTAGACAGTGTGGTATCACAACATTATCAAGCGCGTGGGTAACTGCTCAGTGCGCATTTGCATCAAAAGATTCCCCAGAGACTGTGTTGTGTATTGCAAACAAACTTGAACAAGCACAAGAAATTATTATTAAAATCCGTGATTTTCTTGAGCAAGTTCCAAGATGGATTTGGGGAAGTGAGTATTTTAGTCCTGACCCAAATTCAGAAAAAAACATAAAATCAATATTCGTTAAAGACGCAAAAGGCGAGTTAAAACTTTTCAACGGTTGCAGAGTGATTGCACGTGCTAGCGGTCCTAATGCTGCTCGTGGTATTTCTGCTGTATCTGTGCTTATATTGGACGAGGCTGCGTTCATTGAAGAGGGTGTGGCAGTATTTACCACTGCTGCCGCTACAATGGCCTCAAACCCAAATTCCAAGACTGTGATGGTGTCTACGCCTAATGGTAGGGATGAGTTGTATTACAACACATACAGACAAGCCTTAAGCCGTGAAAACAACTTTGTTGCTGTTCAGTTCCGTTGGTATCAAGACCCACGATTCAACAAGTTCCTTGTGTGGAAAAAGAAAAATGAAGACACAGGTGAATGGATGTACGACCAAGACCCAATCATAGATGATGAGGGTAGCGTTAAGTATGATGAGGAAAGGTGGGCAGAATTAGAGCATAAGGGATGGAAGCCTACAGCACCTTGGTATGAAGATATGTGTAAGTCGTTCAATAACGACTCAATGAAAATAGCCCAAGAGCTAGACGTATCGTTCATGGGTTCTGCTGACAACGTTGTTGCTCCAGAGTTTATTGAAATGCAAGAGAAGCTTAACAACAGAGAACCGCTTGAGGATTTCGCTGACCCATTGGTTGAAGAGACTTGGTTTTGGAAGAAACCAATTGAAGGGCATAGATACATTCTAGCTTGCGACCCATCTAGAGGTGTATCAGCCGATAGAACTGCCATAGAGATAATTGATATGGACGGTAGGGATGAAAACGGAATGCCTATCATAGAACAAGTTGCGGAATATGTTGGTAAAAAGCTAGGTGATGACATCGGTGCGCTGTGCTATCAGTATGGCACGTTGTACAATGATGCGTTTGTTGTCGTTGACTGTACTGGTGGTCAAGGTGATGCTTGTATATTGACGATGCTTCAAATGGGGTACAAAAACCTTTACTATGAAGATTCAAATCAAAAGACATATACAGTACAGAGGTCAACTAAAAACTATGACGGATATACGGATAAACTTCCTGGTTTCCATTTCCAAGGAAACCGTTATCCAGTATTGGCTAACTTTGCAGGACTTGTTCGTAACGATGAGTTTAAGATTCGTTCTGCTAGGGTTATCAACGAATTGGAGACATGGATATTCAAGGGTGAAAATGCTAGAATAGACCACCAAGACGGTGCGCATGACGATACCCTTACTGCGTTGGCAATGGGATTGTTTGTAATGCAGTTTACTGTCAATAGAATACAGAATACTGTAAACAAAGACAAATCAATTCTTAATGCCTATATGATGACAAATGCAATTAGGATGAACAAGCCTAGAATCAATTATGGCTCTGCTATTTCACCTTCTGTTGGTTTGCCATTCTATTCAGGAAAAAATCTACATAAATATGATAATGTTCCAAATGGAACGTATATGTGGCTTATGGGTGGAGTTAAATAAGATAGTCTTGATATTTATATAAAAATAATTATTTTTTATAGAAAAGGTTTATAATGGCAAAGAAAAGTACAACAGTATTTCAAGCCCTAGATAAAGCCATAAGAGGTCAATGGAATCCGCAAGATATTGTCACTCCTCATGTCAATACATATGACATGAGCCATACTGACAAAGAAGTCTTGTATAAGACAACTGACAAAGAGGATTACATTGAAAAAAAGCTAGAGCTTCAACAAGATAAGTTTTTAAAAAACAGATGGATTAAGGCAAACGTTAATCTATCCGTTACTGCATATGCTGGTCTGAACAACGTTAAACTTATGTATCGTGATGCTGACTTGATGGATGCATTTCCAGAGATAGGTGCAGCATTGGATATTGTTTCTGAAGAGAGTACCATAACCAACGATAAGGGTATGGTCGTTAATGTTTATTCAAAATCAGACCGTATTAAAAACATATTGGAGGATTTGTTTGTAAACAGACTTAATATTCAGCTTACTGGTCAAATGATTATACGTGCGATGTGTAAGTATGGTAATCAGTTTATGTTATTGGACATTGACCATAAGAATGGTGTTAAAAGTTGGAAACAGCTTCCAGTGTTTAATGTGGAGAGAATTGAAAACGGAATACAAAATCCTTATGGAGCAGGTGCTTCAATAGCAGTTAACGGCATAACAAAAGATGATGCCGATATGTCAACCCAATTCATTTGGTTGGATGATAATCAATCTCAAATCCCATTCCGTGACTGGCAGATTGCTCATTTCCGTTTGCTTACCAATTCACTATACCTTCCTTATGGAGTGAGTTACCTCAACGCTGCTCGTAGACACTGGCGTATGCTTTCCTTGATGGAAGACATGATGCTTATTTATCGTCTTGAGCGTTCTATTGAAAGGCGTGTATATAAGATATTTGTTGGTGCTATTGACGATGCTGATGTGGGGGCATACGTTGAAAGAATAGCAAATGAATTTAAGAGAACTCCAATTATCGACCCAATGACTGGTCAAGTTGACCTTCGTAAGAACATATTATCAGTTGACCAAGATATTTTCATACCTGTTCGTGATGAAAATGCGCCAACACCTATTGACACGCTTTCTGCTGCTCAGAACATGACGGCATTGGATGACATCAAGTTCGTACAGAATAAGGTGTTAACAGCGCTTAGAATTCCTAAGTCATTCTTGAACTTTGAAGAGGGTGTTGGTGAAGGTAAAAACCTAGCACTTATGGACATTCGTTTCACTAGAACGGTGAACAGAATACAGCAAGCGTTCTTGATGGAATTGACTAAGGTTGCATCAATACACTTGTTCTTGTTAGGCTTCAATGATGAATTGACCAACTTCACGTTGTCAATGAATAACCCATCAACACAAGCAGAACAACTTGAGATTGAAAACATGCAGAAGAAGATTGATGCCGTTAGAGACGCTGTGTCAGACCCAGGTAATGGTCTACCAGTTATGTCACAGACTCGTGCATTGAAGCAGATTATGAAATGGTCTGAGAAAGAAATTAAGGAGAACCTTGAAGAGATACGTCTTGAGAAGGGTATCGCTGCTGAACTTGAAAAGACTACTCAAATTATCAAGAAGACTGGTATCTTCGACACCGTTGATAGAATCTATGGAGAGCCTGGAGCTGAGTATATGGATGACCAGCAAGGACAAGGCGGCATGGGTGCTGACGGTGGAATGGGCGGAGGTGGCATGGCAGGAGGCATGCCAGGAGGCGGTGCTCCACCACCAATGGACGCAGGAGGTGAACTCGATGGACTTGGCTCTCCAGGAAGTGACGATACAGGAGACATCGCTGGCACAGAAGGCTCAATGCCAACAGCCGATATGGGAAATGACCCTAACGCACCGATGGAGTCTGTAAGCAAGAACAAACCACTAATAACTGAAAACTTTTTCAAACAGTACATGGATGTATTGACTGAACATAAAACGACTCCGAAAGAAACGGAATACAAGAGGGCTGACATTTATGACAGCGAGTCATTGCTAATCAATGAAGAGTTTGACAGAATGATAGATGCGTTGAGCAAATTCGTTGATGAAAAATAAGATGATAAAGGTGTGACTCAAATGTTGCACCTTTTGCTATTTATTTATATTTATAAGAAATAGTATTTAAATGAAAAAACATAATTTACTAGAATATTTTAGTGGAAATCCAGATACACTTAATCTATATGACGATGGCACAGACGAGCGTAAAGCATCGTTTCATTATACACAGCCAAACATAATTTCATTTGGATATTTCCAGACAAGTTTGGATGGCGAAAAAGAATTTATGTATGATGACAAACTTTGTCATTGGGATATTTCAAAGAATTTGGCTAACAATATACTTGGAAAAGCATTATATAGTGAATATGTTGACGAAAATGTTGTAAGAGCTGTGCAAGATGCAGTATATGACACAGCAGCATTTAAAGGAAGGATATTTTTAACGCCTAGAGTTGTAACAACATGGTATACTGTTTCGTCAGAAGAATTGGCTGATTTGTTAAATAAAATAGATGGTGTTGATAAGTATTTAGATTTCATTTATGTTATAAGTGGCAACAATGGACGTTTGAATGTTACGGTTAGAGAATACATTAATTCAAATAAACCTAGTAATCCAAGCAATGAAGCATGGATGAATTATGATATAAAAGATTCACCGTCTATGAGTGAAAAATTAGTTGAATTTATTAGACAGTATAATACACCAAATTCAGCGCTAGAAAAGAAATCAAGCAAATTGGGTGGAATGACAATTGCCCAGTATAATTCATTGATTAGACAAGAAGAGAAAAAACCTAAAAAAACGATAAAAGAAAACAAAGTTAATATGAAAAAAAATAAATACCAAGAAGAGTTTTCAAACTACATCAGTATAATGAACGAAGCTCTTCAAAAAAACGATTTCAAGGCTTATGATTATGTGAAAGAGATGCTAGACGAAGCAGTTGAAGACAGTAGACATGAAAATGAACTTGCTGCTGAACTTAATACAAATAACTTTGGTATCTTAAACCATATATTTGAAGAAAGACTTCCAGAATTGTTCAAAAACAACAAGAAAGTTGTTAGGGATGTTGTAAAGCTAATCAAAGAAGACAGCAATTTGTCAAGTCAGTTTAACTATTACAATGCAATAAGAAACTATCGTGGTAAGATGGCTGATATATTAAAGCCAGAAGAGTTGGCACAGAAACTATATGAAGCAGTTGTACCTACAATCAATAGGGAAACATTGTTGAAGTCAAACGCAAAGTTTAGGAACATACTTAAAGAGAACAATATTATTCCTACTGATTTCATCAACGATGAAATGAGAACCTTATATGAGTCTGGTCATAACATCTTCACCAAGAAGAATTCTGTAGTTAACGTTGCAACATTGGCTGAGAGCACCAACAACATATGTGAATATATGAACAAGCACAAGGGTGATGCCATAAATGAGTCAGTAGACCCTAGCAAGCTTGTAAAGAACTTTGAAAGCAAGTTGAAAGACACTCTTACTGAGTCTGAAATGTCATTCGTTCAGCAGATAACTGATTTCAGAAGTCCAATCGCAGAGAAGAGAAAGGAAAAGCTTTTCAACAAGTTCAAAAATGAATGCATTGAAAAGATAAACCAGATGTTGAAGGAAGACGCTGAAAATACAGAGTTGAAGCAATTGAAGTCACAGTTGGAAGAACAGAAGTTCAACAAAGAATCAATTGTAAAGGACATCGCAAAGTTACTTGAAATAAGGGATATTTTAATGGATGATTAACTGTTATGAAGGATATTATCAATGAAGTAATTAATGAATATATAGGGAGTAAGGAAATGCTAAAAGAATATAAGAATCCTAATGACAGTGAAACGGTTAGGGTGTGTGCAGACCAATTAGAAGGTTTGTACAACCAAATCCTTGGCGGTGGCGTATCTAGGCATGAAGTTACCATAGAAAAACTTGGAGGCATAGTCAAGGAGCTTAGAAAGCTACAACAGATGATGTCAATGTAAAATAAAAGGCAATAACATCGAAGTTGACCCATATATCTAAAAAATGAGCAACCTAGCTAGGTTGCTCATTTTTGTATAGTTATACAAAATATTTATTTAGGAATATGGTGATGTATTATATATTTTTTGGCATATTTCGTCAAAGTGTTGTTCTATTGCGTTATCAATCATTGTTTTCAATTCCATTGATTTTTCCATTTCGGCTGACACTTCGCAATACTCCCAATTTAGGTCATCAACATATAGGCTATTTATATCTTTCTCGAATACTGGTGTTATTTCTATTGAGCACCACTCATCATCTGGTATATCGTTTTTAATTACGTTTCCGCTTGGCTCTAATATTAATTCATTTTGATTAATCAAGAATGTGCAATCTATCATTGATTCTTTTTCTATGTCTTCCATAGATGGTGGATAATCTCCGAACTGTCCAAAGTCTCTTTCATCATCTTCGAATTCTCTTATTATTTTTTTATGCCTTTGATTATTTTCTTTGATGATTCTTTTCACTGACTCTATCACAATTCTATGTAAGTCAGATTCTGTTAATCTTATAAGTTTCTTCATATCGTTTTAATGTGTTTATACAGTTATTTTTAATAATAAATATCAGTAAGATGGGATTTGTTGGGTCAACTTCTATGTTATTGCCAAATAAAAAGAGCAACTAATTAAAGTTGCTCTTTTTATTGTATTACCATTCTTCACCCATCACGTCATCACGATACCAATCTGGGTCTTCATAAAACGTTGGGTCGATGTTTTCCTCTCCTTGAGCACCCCAATCATGTTCGTTTTTAAATAATGGGCTAAAATCATCATCTAGGCCAAATGGTAAATCATCTTTTTGGTCTTTGAATGATTGGTAATTGTTGTTTACTGAAGTATTGTTATCCATTTCATTTCCCCCATCTTGCATAAAGTCATTACCAAGCACATTGTCTTCCTTAAGAATTCTTTGGACTGAATTCTTCACTATTCTGTGTAAGTCTGATTCTGTAAGTCTAATTATCTTTTTCATTGTATTATGTTTTTATATAAATATCATTTCTTTTTGTTAATTTCGAAATTGTTTTCCTTAAAAAAATATACAATGCTATTAGCCACAGTGCTTATTCTATGCATAAGCAGTTCCTTCAGTTCCTTAAGAGTCTTCTTATTGTTTTCATTTTGTTTTAGGTATAGGTCAAATGATAAGAATTTTTTGTCATTCTTATTCATTTTGTCTGTGTTGATGTCAAAGTCTAGAATAAATTTATTGTCAAAGTTGACACCATCCATCAGGAATGCCTTGATGGTATTCCTAACTTTTTTTTCTATTTCGTAGACAACTGACTCATAGTCCATGTCAGTTTGTGGCGAAACCCAACAACGTCCAGATACATAAACGACTTGTGGGTTATCTTTGTTTACACTCCCATACTTGAGAATCATGTGGTTGCACACATCTAGTTTGTATTCTTTGTTCAATCGTTTCATAAAAATAATTCTTATATATAAAATATAAGAATTATTTTTCAAAAAGCAAATTTTTTAGCTAAAATTTCCGTAATTTGTTTTATAGTCATAATATATTTTGTCAACTCTTTTTTTAAGCCATTGTAGTTTGTTCTCAAAATATAAAATCACTTTTTTACATTTGTTATCCCAAGATGGATTTTTATAATCATTAATACAGTTTTTATACAATTCGTTTATTATATTCATGGTATCCCCACTTTCACCTAACGAAGATATGTGTTTTAGACTTTTTACAAATCTTCTCATCATAGAAATGTCGGAACAACGGTTATCATATACATCTTGAATGGTAATGTTTCTGTTCATGTTGTTTTTTAAAAACATAGTTGTTTCAAAACATCTTGCTTTAAGTTCCCTTGACAAAAACTTGTATAAACATTTGGTAATTTTTTGATATAATTTGTCATTTTTTATCTTAAAAAATGTTGGCCTTTTAAAGTCTCTGTTTCCTTGAGTATAACCGCCATACACACCGTTTGTAAGATGGCCTAATTCGTGATATATTGATTGTACTAAGTATTCTTTGTTACCATTTTCTAAAGAATCATTTATTAGCTGTGCCCCTATGTAAAGTTTGTTTGGGTAAACGTATGCACAAGTTTCTGGCTCGTCCCAAGCGTACACATACAACTTTTTGCTTTCACCAAAACATTTTAAAGTGTAAGTATAAGGGGTAGACAGTTTATAGTCACTGTCAAATTGCATCTGCATGCCTTTAGTCCATCCTTGCTTTACAAGTTCACAAACTTCATTGGCAATTTCTACAGCATCATTTTGTAAACCATTGTCATATGCATGATGATATTCGTTTAATATTTTGTATTGCCCTTCGTTTATAAGAATTTTTTTCATGCCAAATTTAATTAAATTTTCTAAGATTTCTCCAATGGCTTAACCTTGGGTATTTTGCCCTTACAGCATCATCTAACTCACGAGAGCTTCTTATGTTGTCAAACGTGTCAGAGAATTCCCTTTCTGTGTTAACGCTGTTATCCCATATGCTCACAGTGTATGAGTGAGGCATACCATCGAACATGTCATCGTTTGGGTCTCTCTTCTGCCCAAAGTCATACACTCTTCTTTTAGGTTGTGGTATATTTGGTATTGCATATCCTCTATGCCCTTTACCTTTACCATAAAGAATGTCTTCAATTGATTCTTTTAATAATTTCCTAAAAGCTTGTTCAGTGATTATAATTTTCATGAATTAAGTATGCTTTTAATTTTACTTATTTTTTCATTGATGGTTGATTTTCCTTTGTTTGTTGTGTCATTTTCAACATACTGTTGTAATTCCTCTGGTTGTCCAACGTAAGCACCTGGAGTTGAAGGGTCACTAACAACATCCCAACAGATTAGTTCAAAATCGTCACCAACGATGTATTGGCCTAATTTCTGCTCTACAGAACCAACACCTCTAGAAGATACTCCTATCTTTATTCCATTGAGTAGCAAATTGGCCATTTGGTCTCCACGAGTTGAAACTATTCCATGTTTTCTGAAACCATGTGAAGTGTTTATTTCGAGTTTTCCAACTAGTGTCCTACCTTCCCAATGAAGCTCTATGATATTGATTGCAATTCTATCAAGGTCAATTGTTGACTCTGCTGGGTGATTTAACTCACCTATTGCTCTTCTTTCATCAATCTTCTGTTGATATAATTCAACTTGTTTTTTCAAAACTTCTTCAGGATATATTCTTCCGTTTGCGTTTTTGATTCCAAATTTTTGGAATACAGCGTCAACAATGAATGGGTATGGAACATGCCACTCACCGTTTTCAAGACTTTCTTTAATTTGTCTGTTTTCTTTGATGTACATATATCCATCATGTTCAATTAGGATGCCATGACCTGTTTTTCCTTCTTTAATTATTTCCAAATCAGGTCTTCTAACACCCGCTTTCAATAACTGCATATCTATCTCGTTTTTTTCCATTTTAGTATTTTTTTATTATAAATATTTGAGACAATGTAAATATTTATATAATAGCTTATATATAATGTAGGTATGAAAAAAACAGTTAAATGCTATTATTTTAGGGATTTAACGTAATTTTTTTGCATTTGTGCTATATTTATATTTAAAATAATGTATTAAAATATTTTCTATGAGCAAAAATATTAGAAGCAAAGTAGTTAGAGAATCTTTATTAGATTACAACACACTCGCAAACTCTTTGAGGGAAAATACCGAAAGCGCAGTCAAGACCCTTTTGGATGAGGCTGTGCGTGATACATATGCCAAGTTATTGTCTGAGGGCAATGATGAGGACTACGAAGAAGAGGAAGTGGAAGATACTAGTTCTGATATTACAGATGATGCCGAATCAAGTGAAGCTCCTACGGATGGCGTAGAAGACACTGACGCTGGTACGGACGCTGATTCTGCTAGCACTGAAGGTGAGGAAGATATGGAGTCTGATGAAGTCGCAGGTGAAACTGGCGATGAGGGTGAAGTAGCTGACGCAATTGACGGTGTAGAAGATGAGGGCGAAGATGGCGATGAATGGGCTGATTTTGACAAGTACAAAATATCAGACGATGAGTATGACTTTACAAATGCGGAAGACGAGGAAATCGTAAAGGTTTACAAATTAATGAAGAATGATGACCAGATTCTTGTTCATAAAGATGACAATGGAAATGTCAACATTCAAGACAATGAAACTGGAGCTGAGTACCTAATCAAACTTGATGACGAAGGTGAAACAACTGGAGTCGAAAATGACGATGAAGTAATTACTGATGACAGTGCAGAAGATGATTTTGAAAATAATGATTATGACGATATGAACGAATCAACAAAAAGACTGTTTGAGTTGGTTTTAGAGTATGACTCAAACGTAGGATACACTGACAATTATCAGAAAAAGGATGTAATGACCAATCCAGGTATGTCAGAACCAGGCAAGAATGTAAACGACTGGGATGCAGGTGTTCCTCATGGAACTGAAAAGCCTTGGTCAGGATATAAAGGCGGCAAGAAAAATAAGGCAGACAAGCCATTCAACGACAGCAAAGGTAAGCAACTTGAGGAAGAGAGTATAGAAGAGGCTACTAACGTTGGCGGTTTTGTGCAACAGAACAGCACATCTAAGTCTCATGTTCCTAACTCAAGCGGACGTAACGCTCGTTCTATGAGTAAGGGTGGCAGTAGAGTTAAGGGCACTGCAACGCCTCGTTACAACAGTGGCGATGTAGATGTTACCGTTACTGTCAATGGTGATGATAAGACCAACGAGAGCTTCATGAGAAGAGCAAACAAGGCTCTTTCTGAGAACAAGGAGCTTAAGACAACTTTGACTGACGTTATGCAGTCATTGAAGGAAGCTGCTGTAACCAACCATAATCTTGCACAGATTATCAAGTTGATTTCTGAAAATTCAACTTCACAAGATGAGAAGAAAGAAATCATTTCTAGATTCTCAAAGGAGGCTAAGACAATTGAGGCATCTAAGAATCTTTACGAATCCATCAGTCGTGACCTAAAGAAATCAAATAAAATGAACATCACTGAAGACAAGAGTCTTACGGTTGAAGGTTCAAAGAAAATCAATGAGACAACTATCTACAAGTCACCTGACATGTTAGATTCTCTTGATTTGATGCACAGAATGATGAAATAAAGCACTTTTTGATTTTTGTGTGTATTTATAATAAAAAAAAAAATAACTTAAAAAATAATTCATTAAATTATATGAAGGAATTTCTATCAAGTGGTGTAGTTGGTAATATCGAGTACAACGCACAAAGACAGATACGTGAGGACATTCAGAACCGCTGGGACCAGCTCGGCTTTACCGAAGGTTTGCCAGAGGGTATCAAGGAGAATGTTGCTACATTGTACGAAAATGAGGCAAAGCACTTGATTTACGAGGCTACTGCTTCAGACAATAGCGGTTCATTTGAGACCGTTGTTTTCCCAATCATTAGACGTGTATTTAGCAAGTTGCTTGCTAATGACATCGTTTCAGTTCAAGCTATGAACCTTCCAGTTGGTAAGTTGTTCTTCATCCTCCCTGTTACTTCAGAGAGAGAGTGGGAACTTCCAGAGGATGCAACTGGCGCAACTCCTGGTGACATCATCGATGGCACTACTGGTCGTCACAAGGGTCTCATGGGCTATGACCGTGTAAACCGTAACAAGGAAGGCCGTGTTGAACCACGTTACTATCTTCCAGACGAGACTGTAAGTGAACTTGACAAGAACTCATGGTACGTTCCACAGTTGAACGAGACTCTTGAGGATGCAACCGACTTCGATGCAGCTAAAGAGCGTGCTGCTGCTGAAGGTCTTGGTGTAACTGCTCTTCGTCAAGCAGGTCCAGAAGTAACTCAGTATTTCCAGAAGAGTTTGTATGACTTGTTCTACAATGACTTCTTGTATGACAACTCAAAGGGTAAGGTTACTATCAAGGTTGGTGGTGCTGTTCCAGTATTCCTAACCCCTGGTGGTGTTCGTCCTTTTGGTGCTGACAACTTGAACATGTACTTCCAGAGTGGATTTGACGGAACTATCCGTAACTTGATTCTTGAGATTGATGGCTTCTCATCATTTAACGCATCAAAGTTAACTGGTCCTGATGGTAACGAAATGGATACCGAAGGTTTCTTGGCTTCTTTGAAGGTTATCACTCAGAAGGAATTCGCAGCAGCTAATGCTCCTGGTTCTGACACTGTTAAGACCGCAGCTTTCCGTAAGTTCGAGTCTGTTCCTTTCAGAGTTGTTACTCAGAAGTATGGTAAGGGTATCGTAGAATACGGTGCAGCTTGCGATGCTGAAGGTAAGATGTATATTGAGTTGGATTTGGCTAAACCAGTTATCCAGCAAGCAGGTACTATCGATGGTTACATTGGTGTTGACGCTGCTGCTTTAGACGCAGAAATCGTTAAGACCACTGGTGGTTCTATCGACTACGAGGCAACTAAGGAAAATATTGCAAGTTTGTTCAAGATTGCTTGGGCACAGTATGATTCTCTTGAACTTGAGACCGAAATCGGTGAGGTTAGCTTCAAGCTTGATTCAGTAACAGTATCAGTTGAGGAAAGAAAGCTTCGTGCTACATGGTCACCAGAGTTGGCACAAGACGTTTCTGCATTCCACAACATTGACGCAGAGGCTGAGTTGACTGCTATCCTTTCAGAGCAGATTGCAGCAGAAATTGACCGTGAAATTCTTCGTGACCTTCGTAAGGGTGCACCTTGGCAAGCTCGTTGGGATGTTAACGGTTGGAGACGTATGGCAGCATTCTCAACTAACTACACTCAGAAGGACTGGAACCAAGAGCTTATGACTAAGATTAACCAGATTTCTGCACAGATTCACAAGTCAACTCTTCGTGGTGGTGCAAACTTCATAGTTGTATCTTCAGAAATTAGCGCATTGTTCGACAACCTTGAGTACTTCCACGTTTCAGATGCATCAGCAGAGAGCGACCAGTACAACATGGGTATTGAGAAGATTGGTTCATTAAGCGGACGTTACACTGTATATCGTGACCCATATTCACCTCACTGGTCAATTATCATCGGTCACAAGGGTAAGTCACTTCTTGACACAGGTTACATCTATGCACCATATGTGCCAATGCAGTTGACTCCTACTATGTACAACCCATTCAACTTCGCACCAGTTAAGGGAATTATGACACGTTATGCGAAGAAGATGGTGAATAATAGGTACTACGGCCATGTTCGTGTTGATGGACTTGTACATTGGTCAATTAATGAGTTTAGATAAATCGCTGAACTTCAGCAACTTACATAAAAAATCTTGGGTGAAAAATCGCTCAAGATTTTTTATTGTTTTTATTCAACCCTTTTTATTTTTTTCTGATATTTATTATAAATAATTAATAATGTTTGGAAATTAGAAAATATATATATATCTTTGCACTATAAAAATATAAGTTATATGAACGCAAAAGAATTAATAAATGATTATCAAAATGGTATGGGAATATATGATGTTTGTGAGAAATATCATATTGGCAAATTGAAAGTGAAGAAAATACTCTCCGACAATGGGGTTGAATTGAGGAAAAAAGGTAAACAGCCAATGGACAAGAGTTCATTTGTTGTCGCTGACTATCGTATAAAGAAATACAAAGAACATAATGGGTATCATTATGTCGCTGTTGACAAAAACAACGGTACTAAATATAATGACCATATGAACAATGCTGGGCTACTGACAACATATATAGAGAAAGTATATCATATTAAAGCCCCTACTTTATATGACAGAAGAAAATATTATATGGAAACTGGTAACTATTGGTGGGAGCAATGGTTTGATATTGTGGAAGAAAAAGATGTAGAATATTCTATTAAATGCCCTTACTGCGATTGGGGTACTAATGATATTGGTAATAAGAGTGGTGCTTTTACGCATCACTTAACTTCAGTTCACCATATGACTATTAAGGAACATCTTAAGAGGCACCCAGAGGATTATAATTATTTCAAAAAGCAAACTAAGGTGATTGAAAAAGAAATAAGACTCGAAGACCCTAATAACTATGTGGTATGCCCTATTTGCGGAAAAAAAATGCCTAAGATTACTTATAGTCATCTTAGAAACTCACATAGTATGGGAATGGTGGAATTTAAGAAACAATATCCAGACGCAAGAGTTATGTCAAAAGATATGCTAGAGCAAGCACAGAGGGATATGAAACTTGGAAATCTTGTTGTGTCAAAAAATAGATTCATTTCTTCATATGAAAAGGAAATTAATGATTATATTTCAGAACTTGGGGTAGAACACGATGCAAACAGACAAATTTTAATAGGTAGGGAAATTGATATATTAGTCCCAAGTGTTAAAATTGGTATTGAATTTGACGGTTTAAAGTGGCATAGCGAATTTTTTGGCAAGAAAAATCATAAATATCACTTAGAAAAAACGTTACAATGCAATGAGAAAGGATATGGATTAATTCATATTTTTGAAGATGAATACGTTAACCATAAAGATATTGTATTGACGAAAATAAAACATATACTTGGTAAGGATTATAATTTGCAACGAATAGCTGGACGTAAAATCCAAATTCGTGAAATATTAAGTAATGACGCTAAAGAATTTCTAGATAAATTCCATATTCAAGGATTTTACAAGAGTACTGTTTATATTGGTGGATTCTACCAAGATAAACTCGTTGCAGTAATGGCACTAAAAAATGGTAATGTCACAAACAATGGGTGGGAGCTTACTAGATTTGCAACTGATTATCATTACATATACCAAGGAGTTGCTAGTAAAATGTTTACTTATTTTGTAAGGAAATATGAGCCTGAAGCTGTTGTATCATTTGCAGACAGAAGGTGGACACCTTGGAGCAATAACAATCTATATACCAAACTTGGTTTCGTACTAGAATCAATAACAAAACCAGATTATAGATATTATAATGAAAAAGTCGATAAATACAAACGTGTCCATAAAATGTCTATGTGTAAATCAATATTACACAAAAAGTATGATTTCCCAATGACAATGACAGAACTAGAAATGGCGAAAGAACTTGGATATGATAGGATTTGGGATTGTGGTTTGTTTAAATATGTATGGAAAAAAGAAGATTAAATGATATTTATATAAAACAAATTATATTTTATATATGCAATATTTCTACATAAAACAAGGGTCAACTTTACCACGAATTCAGATGGAGTTGATTGAAGACGGAAGACATGACTTTAACAAGTTTCACGAATGCATACAAGGTGCTGATATTACATTCACGATGGTGAACGCAGATACAAACGTGACGAAGGTGGCGAAAAATAAAGCCTATATAAAGCTCCGTGAGAACGATGACTGCACTGAGCAGTATGTTATATGCTACGATTGGAAAAAACACGATACAAAGGAAGCAGGAGCGTTTAAGGGCACATTTGAAATAACATTTAGTCCTAGTTTAAAAAACGATTCATATACATACCCTAATGGAATACTAAATATGCCAATTAGAGAAGATTTAATGATTATAATTAAGTAAATGTTATGATTGAACCTAAGTGACTATATTACAATTATGAGAAATTAGAAAGCTTTATAAAGAAAGCAAGAAAAGTTCACGGAGATAAATATGATTTTCCTAAAGTTTAATAAACATTAAAAGGAGAGAATTAATTCTCTCCTTTTTTTATTATATCATCTAGTTTTTTCTTTTCATCATCGGTACAAAAATCCCAGAATTTTTGATAATTAATTTGAAGCTCTTTATTGTATTGTTTTAAATCTTCTAGTTTATGAAACATGTCAGTATAATATGCTTTGAATTGGTAATAGTTTTTTGGCGTTACCTTATCAATAATTGCCATATCACCAGCTGCACGATTAATGATATAATCTCCTTTCTTAAATTTCGACTCAACCATATTAATTAAGCATTAATACGTTTTTTATTGCTAATTTTTCTTCGACCTCTTCTAATGTCTCACCAAATCTAAAGAACAATCTACCTTCTTCAGGATATTCATCATATTCGTCCAAGTTCTCCCATGCCATTGCAATTATGCCATCCGCACAGTCTTGGAAGCCGAAACAGCATGAATTTTGTATGAGGTCTAGTTTGATTTTCATTTTTACAATGTGAATTTCGGTTATGTATTCATCCATAGGAGTCAAGTCGTTAACCAAGCAAGCTGGTTTATATTCGAAATTTTCTCCCCAAAACTCATCAATGTTGTCAGTAAATATAAACTCATATCTGTAATACCCATCAGTCTCTTCACCGATTAGTCTTATAAATCCAAGTTTAACCACCTCGTCTTTTTCAATCATTATTCTTAGTTTTTCTAGTCTTAACTTTATTTACTGCATCCACTATTGACCTAGCCCTAAATAGTGATTTTTCAATCCCATCTGATTGTTTTCCAATGTCTTCAAAATATCCCATTTTAACAAGTTCCATTAATATTTGAGTTATTTCAAAGTTTGGAATTAGCTCTGTCATTTCTTCCTCATGCTTTTTTGCCTCTAATTCTTTGGCATCAATGTATTTTTCAGCGTTTTCTTTGATTGTGTCTAAAGTTGACATAAAATCCTTCTTAACATCGGATTCGTATTTTTTATCTGTTGAACTTTCTGCTGCATTTTCTATTTCCTTTTTTAAGGTTTCTTCTTCTTCGTTTTTGCTAATGTATTTGTCACAAATTTTGTTAGTGGCACATTCCAAAGCGTCTAAACCTTCATTTAATCTGTCAAAATCAAGCTCATTTTTATATGAAGTGTTAAATAACGTAGCATATTGGTTTGGTATACCATGTTCTCTATGCTCCTTTACTATTACATCAAGTTTGCCATCTTTGTCCATGTCTATCAACTTTTTGCAGTCGTACAGACTTTTTATTTCAGAATTCTTTGCTGCTCTTTTTGCATTGACAGACTTTTCCAAGCTTTCCCTATCTTGTTCAATTTTCTTTTCAATTTCATTCCTGCGTTTAACAATATCACTTGGCCAATTTGATGACCTACTCTTTTCCAACATGTCCTTGATTTCATTCATGGAATTTGAGTTTTCATTCTTGTACTTTTTGTTTACCGCACAAATGTTGCCGTCTTTAAATTCAATGTTCAATTCCGTAAAATCATCAACAGCATAAACGATTTTTACAATTTTCTTGTCATCTAAATTAATATTCATAACTAGTTATTTTGGCGTAATTATTTTTCATAAATAAATGGTGAATCAAATTCAGTCAATAAAGGATGTTTTGTGTCCTTTTCACTTAATATTACCTTGTCTGTTGGTATTTTCCAATCTATCCCAAGTGAATCGTCTATAATACTGATACCACCGTCCACCTCTGGATGATAGAACTCATCACACTTATATTGGAACACTGCAACATCTGACAGTACGGCAAACCCATGAGCAAATCCTTTAGGGATGAATAATTGTCTGTGATTATCCTCTGTAAGCTCTACAGCTACATGCCTACCATATGTAGGACTGCCTTTCCTAATGTCAACAGCAACGTCCAAAACTCTTCCCTTAACACATCTTACCAACTTGCTTTGAGTATGTGGCGGCTTTTGGAAATGCAAACCTCTCATAACACCATATGAAGACATACTTTCATTATCTTGGACAAAATTAATTGGAGCTACCTTTTCATCAAACTCCCTTTGTGAAAATGACTCAAAAAAATACCCTCTAGAATCTTTGAATATTTTTGGTTCAATTATCACAACATCTTCAATATCAGTTTTAATAATGTTCATATTTACAATTTTTTTACTATCCTAATTGCTACAAACCATTTTACGATTCGTTTAATCTTATTTTTAAAACTACCCCATATAGTTGGTTTTTCTTCAGGAAAAGAAATGAAAACCTTGCGCTCTGCTTCTTTTATTCTTTCAGAATCACTAGCCAATGAAGTTAAAGTTGAAACTAGATGTATTTTTCTTTTCAATGTTTCTTTTTTTGTTGGATTTGGACGTTCATGATTCATGAAATAGTACCATTCTTTAAATGATGGTTTCAATTCGTCATATTCGCGTGGTAAGTTGTTTATTTCTTCTATTGTCAATTCGCCGCACAATCCTTTTGCACAAATTCTAGCATCTACATCGTTTTTATTTATCATTTTCACTAACAATTATGTTGTTTATTATTTCTTGTTTTCCTCTTACCTTTTCTAGCATTTCCTTATAAAAGGTATCTTCAAAAACTTGATAATAAATAGTTACGTCATTTTTTTGATTTAATCTGTGAATTCTGTCTTCTGCTTGCAGATTGTCACCGCTTACCCATGAAAAGCTATTGAATATTGCAACACGAGAAGCGACAAGGGTAAGGCCAACACCTGCGGATTGTATGTTTCCGATAAACACTTTTATATCAGGGTTATTTTGAAACTCTTCCACAGCTTTGTCTTTCCTCTTGGCAGTTTGTTTTCCATTATGCACCACACAAATGTCTTTAAATGCTTTTTTAATGGCGTTAAGCTCATCATCAAACGAGCAGAATATAACCACTTTATAACCTCTGTCTATGCATTTCTGCGCTAGTTTAATCGTCTTTGATGTCATGGATTTTGCTAACCATTGACGTAACATAATCCCTTCAGTAATATTTTTATATTTGTTAATATCCTCTTTGCCAATGTTATTTTTTGACGTAATATACTCTTCCCATACGCTGTCATATTCCTTTTTTTCTTGTGGCGTTAATTTGTAATTCAAAACCTTAACAGTCTTTTTAACTATCTTTCCGAAATCACTTTTTAGTCTCCTGAGATAGTATGACTTTACGACCTCTTGAAGCTCATCTAGGTTTGAAGAACCGTTAGTGACCCATATCTTCTTGCAGTTTTTGTCTAGTATTTCATCAAGCTCTTCTTTTTCTTCTTGAGTGAGGTCATACCAACTGTTCTTTTTCTTTTTCCTACAAAATATTGCAGAGTATGCATCACGTTCTTTTTTATTGTAGAAGAACTTTCCATCACAATATCTTTCAACGTAGTATTTCCAATCACTAGCCAACGGAGCATCAATTATCTTCAGTATGTTGAAGAAATTTATAGGACGGTTGGTGATAGGAGTTCCAGTTATGGCAAAAATACCTTTAGGGTTGCTTCTGTGCATTAGGTCAGAAACTATCTTGAAAATTCCGCTTGTGGTGTTTGAAAGTCTGTGTGCCTCGTCTATTATCACCAAGTCGAACTTTGATTGGTAAAGCTGGCTGTTTTCCATTGCTTCTTCAATTACTGACTTCTTCCTTGAAACGACTTCCTTTTCCTTTATGACATTCACAATTTTTCCATCGTCATCCAAGTTAAGTTCCTTCTTTTTGACAATTTCAGTTGGAACTTCGTAGAAATTCCTAAGAATGTCATAGTTGATGATTGTAAATTTGTTTTCCTTCCACTTGCTACCCTCCACTATTGTTATATCATCATCGTCAACCAACAAGTTCAATTCCTTTTTCCAAGTGAGCTTTACAGATGCTGGACATATTATCAGAATCTTCTCGTATTTTCCCTCCAATGCCGCTATGATTGCTGCCAACGTCTTACCACTACCCATTTCGCTTGCGAGAATGGCCTTTTTACGGCTTATAAGGAACTTTACAGCCTCTTCTTGGTAAGGATAAAGGGTGCGCCCACTTTTGTCGCTGTAGGGCTTAAAATCAATTTCTTTCAAGTTCCAATCCTCACACAGGAAATCAGTGAGGATTCCTTTCTTTGGGGCAAAGACCTCAACAGCTTTTTCTTGCGACCTTCTATAGATACAATAGAAATGATAGAATTGTGATGTTTCGCCCAAAAACCATGTAATTTTGAACCTATTCGGTGTAAATTCAGTTTCCCACTCTTCTTGACATTTTACTCCATACCAATCAGCTATTTTAACAATTTTATTGATTAACTTAGGCTCTTTGTCATAATTACACAGAACATACTCAGCCTCAAAATCGTTCATAGCCCTAAGTCTGTAGGCAAATATGACGTTCCTGAGTTTAATTATGTAAGAATTGCTACCGTTGTAATTCTTCAATAATTCGTGAGCTTTTTCTATTTTACTTAATGATAATGCCATAAAATATTATATTTTATATATATAAAATATAATATTTTATTTTGAAAAATCAATAGCTAGACAAATGTTTTTTTGAATATATTTATAATATATTCGTAATGTGTTGAAAAATGAAAAAAGCGTGTACTATAGTTATTAAAGAAGAAATAAATAGGTTTTTATTAAGAGAATACATGGCGGTGTGGCGAAACGATGCAATAACTGAACTAGCAAAACAGATTGCAAACGATTTCGCCCCATTAAACATGAAAACTAAAATTGATAGAAACAAACTGTTTAAAGCAAGATACAGCTTATATTTAGGCAGTAAAGAAATACCAATTGTTGTCACATATACAATTGATGGTGATGGTTGGGATGGGGTGTATCATACTTCAAAAAAAGATATTGTTTTGAATCTATATGGTAAAATAACTGCATCTAATGTTTTGACTGGATTATATCACGAAATAACACACGCGCTTGACCACGACTTAGAAGATAGAATAAATAAAAGAATTGGCTATCAATATGGTGGAAACTATATTAGACTTAAAGGACGAAGAAGTGAAACTTGTGAAGCTATAAATAGTATTTTATATAGGCTATGGACTTTTACTGAAAGAAATGCATATCAATCTCATGCTTTATATGGCGTGAAATATTGTCAGTCTTATATTAATGAGTTAAAAGATGAGATTGATTATTTAGCGACACACACAAATAAAAATGAGGATGTTATTTTTAACGATTTAAAAAATGACTTTGCTAGTAAATGGGAAAATAATGGTGTTTCGTATTCTGGCAATAAACGTTTATTGAATTCTAATTATAAAGCTTTCAAACGTTTTTTCATTAAAAAATCATATGCGTTGTTAAAAAAGTTTAGAAAAAAACTAATAAATAACGCCTATAAAGCCCAAGAGGAAGGTCTTGTAGTTCAACTGACTCCTAATGAAAATTCAGACATATTCAACAGCTTCAAAAAGGAAAATGATAAAGTAGAAGATAAAATAAGGAAATACAACGAAAAGAAAGAACTGCTTAGACAAGCTCGTATTAAAAAGGTAGTGCCTTATTTAAAAGAATTTGCTCTTTCAGAGAATGAGGTATTAGAAAACTTATTTAACCGAATAGTAAAAAGCTTGTGCGAAGAAAAGTTTAATGAAGCTTTAACTAATGATGGTGAACTAGATGAAAAAACAATAAGTTATTGTGTTAATAACTATTTAAATCAATGCTCATTTCAAGTTGATAATTTTGCCGTAATCAATCGAAAATGGGGATTTAATTTAGATTACTACCTTGTGTTTGGTGATGGGGTGAACAAACAATATGCAATTTATGATTCTAATGACAAACAAATAGTTATTTTTACTATTGATTTTAACAATATTATTAAAGATATAATATCTAAATCAATTGTTTGCAAACATAGTGGTTCATTCTGTGAAATTGGTTATGACAAAGAAAAAATGTTTAACGAGGTTAATAGACGAAAATCTGAAATAATATCTGTACTGAAAAACGCATTGCACGAACTATACAGTTTTGTGATAAAAAAGAGTTATTCTTTAACAATAAAACTTAAAGATAGAAACGTTAATTTGTCAGCGCCTTCAAGAGAAGAACTTGCTGAAAAACTAAGAAATGAATTCCCTAAATGGGGCGATTCTGTCATAAATAATTGGGTTTCAAAAGCAACGGAAGATTAATAATGAAAATTATTAAAATAAACGAATCACAGAAGAATAGATTGTTTGAAGCTTATAGAGAAGGTTTTTCTTTTGAAACTTTGTCTATTCTTGGTGGTGATGCTTTTTCTGATTGGAGAGATTGGGAGAAGCAGTATGATTATTGTGTAAAGTGGTTAGGGGAGCCAGATGGTTTCGGTTCTTCAAGATGTGTATTCACATTAAGCGATAATGTTGTTTTGAAACTAGCTATGGGTGGCTATAGAAATGCTGGTGTTGAACAAAATAAATTGGAATATGAAATGTACAACCGTTATAAATCTCCATTATTAGCTAGGGTATATGATGCAGATGAAAACTTTACATATTTGGTTTGTGAAAATGTTGTTCCAGCTACAGAAACAGACTTTGAGAAAATATTGGGTATACCAGTGAACAATGTTTGGTATCAGAACTCAAAGAAAGTTTCTAGTAAGAATGGCAAAGGTGATACAACAGTTGGTTTTAATAAATATTTTGATAATATTAAAACTCCGTATCAAGAGTATGAAGGAATCACGTTGTATGATGTTTTCTGCTATTTGGAAGCAAAATATGTAATGAATGATGAAGATAGCGATGATGCCAAAAAAATAGAGAAAATAATAAATAGTTCAGAATGGTTGAGTGCACTTAGGGATTTGGTTAAGGAGACAAGAATATCTGATTTTTGTAACGTTGAAAATTATGGAATGGTCAATAGAGACGGAAAGCCAACATTAGTTATACTAGATGCTGGCATGAATCTTGACCTTTGGGAAAAACATTATGCAGATTAATTATGGGAAAAACAATTAAAATAAACGAGTCGCAACAAAAAAGGCTATTTGAAGCATATAGGGAAGGCTTTTCATTTAATACTTTGTCCGCTATTGTGGGTTGGGAAAAACAATATGATTATTGTGTAAAATGGTTAGGTGAGCCAGATGCTTTTGGCAGTTCTAGGTGTGTATTTACTTTAAATGATAGTTATGTACTTAAATTAGCATATAAAAAACGTTCAGCTGGTATTGCACAAAATCGTACAGAATATAATGTTTTTAAAGAAACCAATTCGCCATTACTAGCGAAAATATTATATCATGATGAAAATTTTACTTATTTAATATCAGAAAATGTCTTACCAGCAACGTTTGAAGATTTTGAACAAATATTGGGAATGTCATATAATGGCCGTTATTATCAACATTCAAAAAAAGAACCAATATATCCATCAAAAGAAGGCGATGTTAAAATAGGATTTAATGATTATTTTAAAAACCTTAAAGATTATAATAGTAAGAATGATGATGATAATGAATGTCCAGCTATGGATATAATAGATTATATTATTGGTACATATATTAATAAAGAATTTGGTATTATCCGATATTACGAAAATTACATATCGAACAATATTTGGTTTAAAGAACTTAAAGAATTAATCATAAAAACAAAAATGACTGATTTATCTCTAAATAATTTTGGAATTGTTAATAGGGATGGAAAACCAATGATAGTAATTATTGATAGTGGACTTAATCATGATATATTCACTAGTTATTATAAAGAATTAATGCAAGATTTTTTCTAAAATGGCAAAATTACAATTTAATACAAAAAGCATTAGACGTGTTCCAATTAATAGGAATAGTCTATTCTATGATGCTGAATCATTTGAATTTGAAAGAACAGTTGGTAAAAACTATATCGAGCAAGATATGGGTCAAACTGTGGTGCTGTACCAAGTGGATGCGTCACAGACTCAAGTTGATGCCGTGTATGGCGAAACAGACCCCAATGATGTGATGTACAAGACACCAGTTGAAATACCTTGTGTCTATAAGATTGAAGAACCTGAATTGAAATCATATGACAAGGAAAAACAATTGGGAACTTACATGAAAACAGGCAAGCTTACCGTTGGCGTCTACCAAGAGACATTGGATGAACTGAACGTTGACATCAAGAAGGGTGATTACATTGGAATACAGATTTCTCCAGAGCATATGGAGTTTTTCGTTGTTAACAATGACGGTAGGAACAATTATGACAACAGTCATACACTTTGGGGCACAGTTCCATTGTATAGAACAGTACAATGTAGTCCTGTTGATTCTTCTGAATTTACAGCATAAAGATAAATGCAATAGAAAATCTCTATTGCATTTGTTTTTTTTAAATGACAAAAGATATTTATAGTAAATTAACTAGTTAAATATATTAAATAATATGGGAAAAAGAATAAGACACCTAGAATACTATGGTTATGCTGACCAGAACGTATATATCGGTCTACCTAATGCAGACTTGAGTGACATCCGTGAAACAAACAAAGAGCAAGACAAGGAGATTATCGAAATTTCTGGCGCAACCAAAGAAAAGGCTGACCTTGAGTTAGTTAAAGAACTTAGCGGAAAGGTTGATAATTTTATTGAAACGCAAGCTTTAATAAATGAGACTCTCTCTGATGGAATAGCATCAAATTCTGATAAAATTGCCGAATTACAGCAAAGGGATACTGAGATTACTGATAAGTTAAATGAGCTTGTTGATGATTTAAATCCAATTCAAGAAGAACTTGAAGATGTTACGAACAAGATTGATGACCTTAATGATAAAGTTGATGAATATTCCGATTTTGAAGAAGAGGCAAGGGATAAATTTGATGAGATAGATAACAAGTTTGAAGAAACACTTAGTAAGAGTGAAGCAGAAGAAATTTATACCAAAAAGTCTGATGTATATACTAAAAGAGAAGTTGATAATTTAATCGAAGAAGCTGGAGATAGCGCAGCAAGTAAAGATTGGGTTTTAAGTCGTGGTTATATTAGTGAAACTGATGCTGATTCAAAATACGCTACAAAGGCAAGGCTTACAGCCCTTGAGGATAGAGTTAACGATGTTCAGACGAATTTGTACAACCAGTACAATTCCTTAAACAACGATTACACAACGTTCAAGAACAACACCAACGCTAGATTAGATACCCTTAATGGAAGACTCACGACTTTGGAGACTAAGCATGACAGGGAAATTGAAGGTCTAAACGGAAGAGTTGATGACTTGCAGAACCAAATCAATGCAAATAAGGAAGAAATTAGGCAAATCAATGAGGTTGCGTTACCAAACAAGGTAAATAAGAGTGATTTCAACGATTTAAAAGCTGAAGTAGATGTTGTTAAGTCTAACTTGAACAATAAGGTTGACAAGATTGACTATAACGTTGACAAGACAAACATCACAAACGCAATCAATAACTTGGATGATAAAAAAGCTGACAAGACTGCATTAAATGAAGTGAGTGCCGCAGTTGATGGCTTGAATGGGAAAATCGACCAAGAAATTGCTGACCGTATTGCTGGTGATGCTGCATTGGGTAACAGAATAGATGGGGTTGATGATTTGATTGATGACATCGAAGAGGATAATGTTGGAAGAGACAATAAGATTGCAAACCTTGAGAGTGGTTTGGAACAAGAGATTGCTGACCGCATTGCAAGTGATGCTGCCATCGTTGGACAACCGACTGATAAGGATATTGCATTGACCATTTACGGAACTAGGAAATACGCTGATAAGGTTGCTGCAAACGCTGTTGATGAGGCTAACATTTATACTGACAACAAGGATAGCCAGCTTAGAATATTCATCCAAGATGAGATTGTAGAACCTCTTGAGAGAGAAATAAGCGGAAAGGCTGACAAGACATATGTAAACGCTGTTAAAAATGACGTTCTAAACGAAATCGACAGCAAGGTAGAGGCTGAGAGACAACGCGCTAAAGGTGAAGAGGTTTCATTGGCAGCAAGCATAGCAAGTGAACGTTCTCGTGCGCTAGAACAAGAGACAAGTTTGATTAGCGCAACAACACACATCGGAAACATCGTTGCAGCATTGACCGATTGGGATGGCGATGACCGCATAGACTACACAGATGAGGGTAATGGAATCATTGATGTGATGCACAGAGAGCTTCATGATAAAAATATAGTAATAGCTGAATTAATCTCTAAAATTTCTGATTTGGAAAATAGAGTTACTGCATTGGAAGAAAGAAACCAAGGTTAAAGGTTAAAAATCGGAGTTATAAAGACTCCGATTTTTTTTGCTATTGGATATTTATTGTTATATAAAAAAATAAAGTAAAATGGTTTATAAGACATACATATCTAAATTCAACACTATTGTAAGCAACAGTAAAATCAACACTGGATTGAATCCTGTGTCTGAGCTTGTTTATGGACGCGATACGATAGTGTCTAGGGCATTGTTCTATTTCGACCACAGTAAGGTTAAGAAACTTATTGATGATGGTATTATGATTGACATAAATAAGATGAAGCACACTCTTCATATCACCAACGCAGGTTCTACTGATTTCACACAGTTGCACATGTGCGAGACTAGTTCAATCAATGACAATAAAAAAATCAGAGCTGCGTCATTTGACATCATATTCTTCCTTATTCCAAAGCCTTGGGATAGGGGTAAAGGATTTAACTATGTAAAAACTTATTTCAATACTGGGTATTATTCTCCAGCTCCTATTGACCCACAAAGGTTAATTTCTGAAGAAGGATGCAACTGGTTTCAAAGACAAAATGGATTGAAGTGGGATGAAGCTGGAATTTACGACAACGAAACCCTATCAAAAGAATATGATAAATGGGCTGCTGGTGAAGATTCCATCATCATCGGAAGACAACATTTCGATTACGGAAACGAATGCATCAACTTGGACATTACAGATACGTTTAACAAGTTCTTGAGCGGAGAACTTGAGAACTTTGGAATAGGTATGGCTTATTCTCCAATGCTAGAGGTGATGGACAGTCAATGGGAGAACTATGTGGGTTGGCTTACAGACAAGACGAACACATTTTTTGAACCATTTGTTGAAACTAGATATGATGATGTTGTTTCAGATGACCGTTCCAATTTTGTGCTGAACAAAAACAACAAGTTGTACTTGTACTGTACAATTGGAGAGCACCTTGAGAATTTGGATTCAAATCCAAAAGTAACCATTAGGAATGACGATGATGAGGTCATAAAAGACTCTGATGGAAACGAAATATTGGAGGTTGAGGCAAAGAAGCAATCAAAAGGAATTTACTACATAGATTTAAAACTCTCTACGAGCGATTTTGAGGCCGATAGGATGCTTTATGACACGTGGGATGGGTTAGTATACCAAGGAACAGAATTAGAGGCTGTAGAGCTTGATTTTACGCTTAAAAAGACTGCTAATTTCTTCAACATAGGAAATTCACTTGAGCCTGAGAGCATAACCTATAATCCAGCCATTAACGGAATAAAGGAGAAGGAACAGATTAAGAGGGGTGACATAAGGAAATTAGTTATAAACGGAAAACCGTCTTACACACACAATACATACGAATTGTTGGATAGTATGGACTTGAGGTTATACATTAAGGACGGAACTAGGGAAATTGACGTAATCGAATGGGATAGGGTCAATAAGTCGTTCTCAAACAACTTCTATGTGATTGACACGAACATCCTAATACCTCAGAGATATTACGTTGATATAAGAATAAAATACGGCATGAATAGCATTATACACCATGACGTTTTATCATTCGATATTGTAGATGATTTAAACAACAAATACGCTTAAAATGAATATAAAGACGCTGTTAAAAATACTTTATTGACACTTCGTTCAAAAAATTTAAAAATTTTATTAAGAAGGCTAAATTATAATGACTTTTTATATATTTATAGATATAAATGTAATGCTAATGGATAAAACATTAAATACTACATAATCAAAAGTGCACTGGTTCTTTAATGGACTAGTGCGCTTTTTTCTTAATTAAAAAAATTATGGGGAGAAAAAAACATTTACAAAATTTAAGTGAAATTGAAATTGAATTCATCGAAGACAAGATGAAAGGAGACAGTGCTCTCAATTATCTAACGTCTTGCGGAATGGTTACACAACTTAAAGCTTTGAGTTTTAAATTGGATATTAAGTGCAAAAACGAAAAGCAAAAAGATTTCCTTAATGTTTTGAAAAATAAAAATTACCAAATATGTTTTGGTATTGGTGCTCCAGGTACTGGCAAATCCTACATTTCACTTTCATTTGCCTTAAGGGAGCTTAAAGAAGGTAGGTATAACAACATCATAATGATTGTTCCTACAGCACCAGCAGGAGGTTTGGACTTAAACCTTGGCTACCTAAAGGGTGACTTTGAAGACAAAACTAGACCGTTCAAGGAATGTGACGAGGAAACGATTACAAAAATCCTTAAAAACAGTGGCAACGGAGACCCAACGATAATGGCACAAAACTTGATTAACAGTGGGTATGTAAGATATGAATTTATAAACTATGCATTGGGAAAAACATTTGACGATTCAATAATTTTGGTGAATGAAGCGGAACAATATACAAAAGACAACATGAAACTATTGCTTACAAGAATTGGAGAGCATAGCAAAGTCATAATAACTGGTGACTGCGGACAAGTTAACAGACGAGACATTGTAAACAAAAAATCAGAATGTGGATTGGCATATGCCGCAAACCAACTGAAAGACTTGGATGAGGTCGGAGTGACAGAGTTCACAAGGGATGACATTGTTAGAAACCCATTGATTACGAAAATATTGGATGTTTGGGAATAAGTTTTTTACTTAGGCTGATATTTATAAGAAATAATATGGCAACTATATAGGATTAGAATATGTATCAAAAATGGAACAACAATACTATGCTGATGGCATTGTATAGTTTTGTGCCATCTTCTATATTATTACCGAAATAATATTACTAAACAATGGATAAACAAATAATTAGACTTACAGAATCAGGCCTTCATAGAATTGTGAAAGAATCGGTTAAGTATGCTTTATATGAATCTTGGACTAAATTGAATGGTGACTTAAAAAATCATTTAAAAAATATTCATAAAATGGATGAAAAAACCTTATTATGGCTAGCTGACATTTATCCAGAATTTTATGCTGACTATTTGGCGATTGTTAATAGAGAACTCTATGACGAATATGAGTGGGATTTGGGTGACGTGGTTGATAATTTAACTCAATATACTATGTCTAATTTCATAAAAGAAAACTCTCTTCCTATTGATGAAAGGTTTGGTTTTTTTGTTAAAAAAAGAATAATGCAGTTTCCTCAATATTATTCACAAAAAACAGCAAAATGGGTTAATAAGTTAAATGTAATCCCAGATGCAATTACTTTAGGTTATAAAAAGCCGTTTTTAAACAAACCGCTTGTTCATTATTGTTTTGAAGATGGTGATGCTGAAAGCATTTTTAATAACGGTTTTAAATATGGTGCAGAATTAAAAAACCTTGGTTGGACATTTGGCTATAAGAATGAGAAAGGAAATTATGGTTTTGCTTATAAGCTTAATGATATTATTAACGATACTCAATATAGACTGTCTAACTATGGTAAAGAGGGGGTTGTTTTTATTGGTAGCGGTGTAGAAGTAAACCATTATGGTGACACTAATGATAATATGCCTGTGCTAGAATGCATCTTTGATAAAGATTCAGTAAAGGAAATGATATGCAGATTTAAATTATCACATGGATATGGTGAAATATATAACAAAAACAATAAATTAATATATAAGTCTAAAAATATTGATAGTGTAAAACTATTTACTTGGATTTCAAATAATCTTATAAAGTGGTAGTATAATATTTAATGTCAACAAGTATATCATTCCCAATTTTTAATTCCTCAGAAAAAAAAAAACAAAATCAATGTAATTTTTATTATTAAAATAACAAATTAATACGTATTATAATATGAAAAAATTAATAAGATTAACAGAATCAGACCTTCACAATATAGTTAGAAAATCAGTTAACAGAATATTGAAAGAGGGTGATGAAGAGTGGAAAAGTCCTTTAGATAAGGTTAGAAAAAACAAGGAATTGAAGAATCTTAATATGGAAAACTATATCCACAATATTGTGAAAGAATCTGTGAGTAGAATATTAAGAGAAGGTATTGACCCTTGGGAAGATGCTGTGTATAAGCATCATACAAGAGAAAGTCTACCAAAAGGATGGGAAAGAATAGATAGAGAAGATGATGAGCCTATTTACAGAGACCAAGATTTTAATGAATACGTTAAAGATGAATATGGACATTTCAGACGAATAGAAAACGACTTGGATTTTTAACCATTATTGTATATTTATTCAAAATAAGGAACTACTACAAACAAGTTATCGTTCCAAAAAATAAGCGAATCTTTTTTAGATTCGCTTATTTTTTTATGATATTCTAACATATTTAGATAATATACGTTCTAGGTCAAATTTCTCTAGTTCTTTAATATAGCCTCCCCAGTCACCGCATTGTTCCATTCCAGCCCAAGGATGAACATGATGTAATATGCACATCTTCATAATTGATAATAAATCAAATAAGTTATGTCCTAGAGGAACTGGCTGTAAACTTACCATTATGTCGTTAAGTTTTCCCTCTGAAACTAAAGAATCCCTATTCTTAATATTATCTGCTATGTTGTTATCTTTATTACTCATAATATTAATTCTATCAGCAACAATGTTAATAACACTATTAGCTTCTAAACTTTCGCCAGCAGTTAAGTTCTTTTTATGTTTCAACTGTATATATGCTGGGTCAACGTCATTAAAGATAATATCACCTTTCATATTTGGGTTAGGGTCATTTGTTGGCTTTCCTCTAATACCAGCTCTGAGTTGAATTTCACTACTATCGTCTATCCCATGCCTTAGTATAACGTCTTCTTTACCTCTTCCTATTACGGCAACATCAGAAGGTCTAGGAAACGAACCAACAGTATATGGCTCTTTATTAACAGCTTCTAAAGGTTTTTTATCAGCTTTATCAAGTAATGAGGTTGCATCACCACCTGAATGATAAGCGTTAAATTGTGGACCAGAACAATAGTTATTAAATTGTGGTTGTGATATAACTGGACCTATATAATAGCGTTGGCTATCTGTTGGTGCTCCTAAATCCGCAACAAAAACAATTACAGCTTCACCTAATTTTGGTATGCTTTGAAATGTTTTCGGTAACAATGGAAAACACCAAGGAAGCAATGAATAATCAGGATAGTTAGGGTCAGTTTTACTGTCTCCAACGTAATCACCTTCTACCTCTACTCTAATCCTCAAACCGCCATAATTATCACTAATTTCTTGGTTTGTGCGAGAATCCCTATGATAAGATGATTCGGATTCAATTTCTCTAACAGTTCCTATTCTTAAAGCAATTTGTTTAGGCATCGTTTAAAACTCCTCTTTTTTTAAGTTCATTTTTGGCACTGATATATAATTTATCTAAATCTTCCAAATCATGAACCAATTCTATTATTTTACTTTTTTTAATTTCATATTCATTTTCGTAACCCATTAACTTAATGTTAATCTCTGAATTACTAAGTTTTGTAAAATCTACTTTTTCCATATCATATTTAATTAATAGCACCAAAACCTTGTCCAGGGGACATGTTCATTCCATTAACAACAACTGGGCCTCCAGCACCACCGCCATATGCTCTTACCATCATTGAACCTGGTTGGAATCCGATTTGTATTGAAGCATCTTTTTTAAAGCCTCTATAATATTCTTTAGTGTTAGCAAATGTAACTCCAACAGTAAGATTAGCACTTCCATCTGGCATTGGACCAGTTGGAATACCTAGTTTATTTAAATCTTTAACAATATTTGCAGTTGATTGTATTACAGATAAACCTGGTCTACGAATCATAGAGCACACCAATAATAACCTAGACAACTGTGGAAAAGGTGGCCTTACATTACTAAAAAAGTTTGTAATTGTTTGACATATTTGTTGTATTCCCATATTAAATTATATTTTAACAGTTATTCAATTCAGGTTTTTCACCTTCTTTTATTTTGCTAACATCTATGTCAGCATAATCAACAGTATCCAATTTAGTTTCTTGGTCTCTATTGCCAAATTTAAACCATATGAATTGACAATTACGAATGATTTCTGTAATTGCTTCTGCATAGTTCTCAAGCTGTTCTCTAAGAAGAATACTAGAAAGCATTGCTATTATTGGCTGTAATTGACTTAACAACAGTTTAAGCAGTTCTTGAATTACTAGGTCTCTAATTTCTTTTACAATACTTTTTATCATGGATGACATGGCTCTTATTAAGTCTTCCAATGTGAACTTTTCCCAAGTTCCACCCATTAGTTTTTGGTTTACTTCTAAAAGTAAAAGAACTTTAGGGCTTAATACGGCTTTCATTAGTGCCATTACCAAATTCTCAATCAAGTCAAATACAAAATTGTATTCTACTGCGAATTTATCCTTTTCAGGTAATCCCTCTGTAATGTTGACAGAAGCTTGTGTAATTACTCTTCCTAATATATCAATTTGTTCGTGTAATTTTCCGTTAGCGTCATATTCTTTCAATATTTCTTTAACGTCACTAAAATCACCTATACTATGCGAATTATTTCCAAAGCTCTCTTTTTTAGCTCTTTTTTGTTCAGCCTTTCTAAGCAACTCGTCATACTTACTATTGTCAAAACTATAGAAACAGTCACTTATAGCAGAATCATCAGTATTGATTATGTTTTTAATGATTTCTTTGAGTATTTCGGTTTCGGCTTGGTGTTTTTCTCCCAACCCAAGATTTATACCAACTCTCATATCTATCAATGAATCCAAAAGGCTAGTTGCCAATACTTTAGCATCAAAAAGCTTAATACTCATCACAAAGTCATAATTGAATTCGTAAACAGTTAAGCCTTTATATGTTTCAAATAGTTTAGCCTTAAATGTCTCATTGTTTTGATATATTACTTTTCCACTCTTTTTGTCTATTTCAATACCAGTTTCTTCTGCTACTGTGTATTTGCCATTTCCATCATAGTTTCCATCGCAATCAAACAAAAGTCTTTTGAATCTCCAAGGTGGCTCTCCTCCAGCTATGTCTGGCGTATGAACCAATGGTTTTGGCAGAATGGTGAACCTTAACTTGTTGTTAACAAGTCCTGTTAAAGGGCCGTCTGTTGAAGATTGGTCTATATACTGTAAATTGCATAATGCTTTTTCTTTACTATAGTTTCTTCCTTTTTTGCCTTGTCTAAATCTTGTTGTGGCAGTTTTATCTTTCCAATTAACACTCCATCCAAATCCTAGGTTTTTACCAAATTGGCTAGCTTGTCTAGCATACCAATTTACACTAGTCCAGTCATCTGACACTGGAACAATTGTGTTTTTTATGATTTGGTTGTTTTCATCGTATTTAGCGTCAATACACATTGAAATTGGCCATTTATTTGCATCATGCGCAAATGTGTTACCTAAAAATATAGAAGATGAACCTTTTGTTTGCGGGTTAAAATTCAAATCAATTGGAGCTAAAAATGTTTTTGCTTCTTCCGTACTATTTGATTTTGTAACCGTATCAGCAGAGAAAGATGTTTTAAATTCATCTACACTACCCATTTTGGAAGATGTAGGAAATTTACCCTTATGAATTACAAACCATAAAAATGCATCAAAATCGTCTGCTCTAACAAATTTATATACGTCTTCGATACCTTCTAACCCAAAATACATTTCACTGCCAGCATCACTGAGGGGATTGACAGATAGTTTGTCTAAAAGGTCAATAGATTCAATACTGATGTCTATTCCGTATTCATTTGGAGTATTTGTATCATTTGGGTTTTTATGCCTTTTTCTAAATTTATCGGGAATTCTAGGGTCAACAGAGCATGACACCATTTTTTTCAGATTGGTTAACAAAATAGCTTTTACAGATATTTCCAATACTGGAACAACATATATTAAAAACTTTACCAACCAAAGGCGTATGTCTTCATATCCTATTCCAAGTTGTTTAAGTAACTGTAATAGAAAACCAATAGGATTTGTTGCAAAACTGAAAGACAAAGACGGTGAAGACTCCATAATGCCCATTATGGTTATTACTTTGTCAATCAACGCTTTCGCGGTATCAATGGAAGCCATTGCTTCCTCTTGCATTGATTTTATGCTTGCCATTACTTATTAAGTTCTATTTTCTTAGTTTGCTCTTTTTCTTGTAAAGAATCATCTACAATCTTCCTTATGTCATCGAAATTGAATGACATGTCCTTCATTGAACTTCCATGTTCAAATGCTTCCTTAACATCACCGTTATGGTGATATATGTCCGTTAGTATTTTCGCAATATCTATTTTCTTTGATATTGCCTTATCTTTCATACCCAAATAATCGTTTATAGCCTTTGCATATTTACTTCTAGCCTCCATTGGCTCATTCTGTAGTTCGGTGGCCACAGAAAGCTTGTTAATCTCGTTCTGAGCTTGTATAATCTGTTCATCGGCCAATCTGTAGGCTTCTTGTAAAAGGTCTCTTATGTTTTGGGTGTCATTAAGTTCTATTTTAAGTTTACCCATAGTCTAATCTTTGTTTATAAATATTATAATTTCCATTTATTCATTGATTAGTTTCCATTTAACATCATAATATCTTTTTTTGTAAACTCTGATGGCATCCCTGATTTCTTTTGTGTTTAACATGGTGGTTTCTTTTAAAAACAATAAAATAGAACTTTTGTTAAACTTATTACTACCCATTTGGGCAAAAAGTTCATCCCAGTTTTTCATTAGGTTGACCAATGCTTGACCAACCTTTATTTCATTTTCGTTTAGTTTCATCTTGTCCTTCTCAGACAATATCTTTTCAATGTTGGTTACGGTATTGCAAGTAAGCTCTGATAAAAACGTTTTCCTTGGGTCACTTTCATCATAAGAATACCTTACACTGTCATTAATGTCACTTTGAATGCTTGACTCATAAGGTGAGTCATACGATAGGTTTCTTTTCTGATTTTTGGAAAATTGGTTGATTTTGTAGATGAGGTAGTTTTTGCAAATTGTTCCGCAGTATGAATATGCTTTATAATTCGTGGTGGGGTCGAAACAAGACAACTTTGTCATTAAAAATGATATTGTATCATCGAATGTCTCTTTGAATTCTTCGTCAGGCGGATATAAATTATATCTTCTGATGATTGATTCTATCATTTTAGTAAATGCTGGCTTCAACGTAGCATTGAAGATTCTGTTCTTAACCTTCTCATCGTCAGTTGAAATGTAATCCACAACAGCTTGTTCTTGTTCTTCGTAGAAGTAGCCCTTCCTTTCCTTGGAAGGTTTTCTACCTCTTTTTTTCTTAACTTTTTCTTCGGTTACGCAAATTTCTGACATGACTAATGATATTTATATTTAGGAAATATCCCTTGATTAGTTATTATTTTATTACTAAATATTTTATCAAAGGCAAATCTGCGTATTTTCAACACACTTTCTTTCACATTTTCAAGAGAAAATCTTTGTGCTGCCGTTTTGATGCATTTAAAATGGCACTAACCATAAAAGATTAATGCCATTTTTCAATAACTAATTTATTCTTCGGTATTATCTTCTGTTTTCTTATATTCCTTCTTTCTGTCTTCCTTAAAGTAATATTCACGTTTTGCAAGGTCGAACCACCATTGTGTTTCTTCCTTTGACATCGTGCTCTTATAAGTTTCAATCAAAGAACCCTTTCTTCCTAGTGCGTGTATATATCCCACCTTTGGAATTACATACACTTTCTTTGACTTATTTGTTAGGCGAAGAAGGAATTCGTACCAAAACGTTACTTTGATGGATGGTTTCAGTCCTCCGATTTCTTTCCAATCGGCAGTGTTGAAAATACTACCTGTTAGGTAGAAATCAAAATAGTTCTGAAGACATTCATTGTCAATGTAACCGATTTCGTTTGAGAATGAAGATGCCCATGCTGCTTCATTTCCGAATCCAATATATTTTGAGTTGTTGAAATCAACTACATCTTCCAAAGGCATGAACACGCTTACCTCTGGCATATATTCCATATATTTCTTGACGTTATCAAACCAAATAGGTGTATATGTATCATCGAACTCAAGAATTGAGAACCACTTCTCTTCAATATTATCAACGGCAGCGTTTACAAGTTCAGCAAAAGAACTACCTTCTGATTCAGATATAACACCAAGTCTGTCACTGATTCCCTTCAATTTCTTCCCATCAATGCCCTTTGGTACTGAAAGTAATACATTGATTTCGTTTGGTACTGAATCAACGGCTTTATTTAACAACTCAATATTTTCTTTACCAAATTCATGCATTGGTATTATCACTACTAGTTCCTTCATTCTGTTTCTTTTTATCTTCAATTATTTTATAAAATCTGTCAAGACTTTCGTCTTTGATTTCCTTGTCATTTCTGTCAGGATTTTTAAATTTCTTTTCAATCATTTCACAACAATTACTCTTCCTTTTTGTTTTTAATTTGCGTTATTAGGTCTTCCATTTCCTTCTTTCTTTTGTCTAGCACTGAAGAAACAAATGTTAATAGTTGTTCTTTGGTCTTGTTTTCTGTAAACTGCTCACAAACCTTCTTAGCTTCTTCTGTCAACACAGTTGGAACTTTATCAGTAATCCAAGAACGGACAACGCTTGCAATTTGCTTGTGTAACGTGTCATAGTCGTTAAACCACACACAGCAGTTTGGCAAAACTCCGTCCTCTGAATCAGCCCAGTCCAAAGTAGTATTAGGAACTTTGCACATAGTGATTGCCCCACTCTTCATCGCCTCTAGTGCTGAATAGCAGAAACTTGCATCTTCGTCTATGACGATGGTTACAGCGTTCTCACGCAATTCCTTTGCAAAGTCAGTCTTTGGTAAGTTTCTAAGCTCTTTAAATGACACCCACTTAAACATTGGGTACTTCCAATAGAATGGCTTTACAACCTTCTTTATATCTGACTGGTCTTTCGCAACAATATTTATAACCATTTTTTTAGGCTCATTTGTTGTACCAAATACCTTTGAAATGAAAGGAGTAACCTTTGTAAGCTTTACATATGGGAATGACTCATTTAACTCGGCAGCTTGGTATTTTGAGTTTGTTATGCCCTCCATGATTCCGAAATCTCCCCATTGTGCAGCATATGGCATCTGCTCAACGACATAGTTGTAGTTTTGAAGGATGGCAACCCTCTTGCAAGGAAGAGTCTTTGTCTGATTCATAACTTGTGAAAAAATTTCTGGAATAAACAACAAATCTGAAGGTGATGTACCAGTTTCATCTTTGTTTACGTTATAGTGTGGTAAAGCAGCATAGGCTTCTCCCAGCCATTCACCGACTCCGACAAACTCATCTTCAGTGTGTAGCATACTTACATCATATCCTTCATCCTTTAGAATCATTGCTAGTTTATAAATGTACTCCAATGAGCCAGAACTAACGCCTTTTGTGTCAATCACAAAAAAGTATATTCTATTTTCTTTCTTATTTATTTTTGAGATTTCTTTATTGATATTCTCAATTATTTTTAAATCTTTTTCACTCATATCTTATTTTATTTAAAATTTCATTTTTATTTTCATATACTTTATATGGGTATTTAATTCCTAAATTACTGTAATATAAAAGTTTAACTCCATTTTCTTCACAAAGTTTTCTTTTACGCTCGTCTCTTTCTTTAATAATTTTAAAGTCTTTACTAATCCAACCGCCAAAACCAAAATGCTGTTTTCCTTGGCATTCAATTGCAATATTATGTTTTGGTAAATAGAAATCTAAACTTTGTAATTTTAACCATTTTGGTTTGTATTCTTGTATAAACTCTTCATTTTCATTTGTTAAAAACATTCTAATGTCTTTTTCTAAATGTGATTCATCGCAGATAGGACATCCTTGATGCTTATTTATATGACTGATTGGTTTTTGCCAAAATTCACCGTGTTTTGGGCATATAATACAAACCTTTGTTTTATTATTTATATATTTTACTTTGGAATAATTGTATTTATCACCATGAATTTTTTTAGCATCTATAATAAAATTTTCATTTCCCTTCCTATTTGAGTTCGCAGATTTAATATATCTACAAATAGGGCATCCTTGACCGAACAAATGTCTGTCTGGACGTTGCCAAAACTCACCGTGAATTGGGCATATAATACAAACTTCAATTTTGTTAGTATTGTAACTTACTTTCGAATAGTCATATCTATCACCATGAACTTTTTTAGCTTCTTCTATAAATTGTTCACTAGTTTTCTTTTTCATTACTCATTATCGTTGTTTTTAATGTCTTTTATTAGTTCGTAAGCTTGCATTGTGTTATATGTTATCTTCTGTCCTAGAGTCATTGCATTTGTGTCTTCAACTGCGTCTAGAATGTCTATGAACGTTTTAACCATGTCATAACGGATAGTGTTTTGGCCAGTATAGTCATTAACCTTTACTTCCTTAACTTCCTTTGTGTTTGGAATCATCTTATCCAATTTCTTGTCAAACACGAAAGACTCCGTTATCTCTACCTCATTTGTTCTGTCGTTTGGATTTCCAAAAACAAAGTCGGTGATTTTGTTAATGTCGAAAATTAATGTCATGCTTTCATTCATTTTGTAATTTCATTAAAAAAGTTTTTATCATCAATTAAGTCACTTAAATTATCATAATTCAAAATGGCTTTGTCTTTAAATTCCTTATTGAATGGTCTGTTGATTAGAACAACTTTCTTACCATCTGGGATGCCCTTTTCAAAGAATTCATTCCTTGCAGTTATTATGGCATCACATTCATCCCACACTTCATCTATGCTCTTAGGGAATATTACTTTTCTCACCCTAGTTCCAATTTTGCTTAAAAAGAAGAAAGTTGACTGAATGGTAAGCGCCTCTTCATTCAAGCTGTAGAATATTATTCTGATGTCCTTGTCTTCAATGTTTGAAATTTCAGTTAACCAGTTGGTTATTTTGGTTGACAGTTTCTTTTCCATTGTATTCGCGCATCCAAATATTTCATAAGGATAGTCTATAAACAGAAAGTTGTTCTTATCGTATGTGCTCTTAAACTTGGCGTATGTTTCTAACACATCTTCCTTATCATCAATCTCATCAATGTCAGTTGATGGGTCATATTCCTTTGAATAGTATTTAACAATTTGCCTGTTAATATTTCTTATGACATGATTTAATTCAATTCCAATTGTTATCATATAATTATATAATGTTTTTTATTGTTTATTAAATGCTTTTCGCATACATTCTTTGCATACTGGTTCATGTCCATCAGCCTCTTGTATGTCAGCATCATACACTGATATTTCCTTTCCACACACTGAGCAATACTTTTTCCTTTTACTTTCCGCCATCGAAACAAGGGTGTTTTTCCTTTCTTTGTTCTTGTACTTTTCGGCCATTGATGCGGAATAATATTTGCTTTCTAGGCTAAGAGGAAGTCTTACATATTCATCCCATGAATAAGTCATCAGATATTCATACCCCTTCTTTTCAAAGGATTTGAACTTTCCGTTGCTGAAACTGTAAGTTACCAAGTCATCTTCATTTGAAGCTTTGTATGTGGCAAATGAAATGCTCTTGATGGATGACGCAATTTCATTCCTAGCTATTTCATGCTCGTTTTTAGCTGTTGCTATTTTTTCCAATTCATTGATGAATGGCTTCGAAACTGCATCGTAAGGGTTAGGCTCTGTGTCGAAATGTAAGGTAGTCTCTACGATTCCGTTATCATCGTCTATGTTAACGTCAATCTTGGTTGCATATTTTTCAACCTTAAATCTAATGAACTCTGTATATTCGATTTCAAACCTGTATTTTTCCATTCCATAGTTGCCGACTTGTTTCAATGCATCCAATACAGATTCACATAAGTTTTCGTTCTCTTGGGTAAACTTGTATTTCGTTCTGTCCTTCCTTGGTTTAACTTCGTTTTTAATCGCAACACCATTTCCCAAATATTCGTAATTCTCAGCTTCATTCGCAACCTTGTATGTCCTATATCTAAGTTCCTCTACTTCTTGCGTCACCTCTCCTTTTAAAAGATGCTTTGCCACCCTTTCGTCAGATACTTCTTGTCCTATCGTAGTACCATTTTCGTCTTTGCTTCCACTTCCCATGATTTCAGTGTCAGCACCTTTAAGACCGAATGGCAAACCATAGAAGAGTTTAAGAAAAAATTTTTTTACTTTATTCATTTTCCATGATTTTAATTATTTTATCTTTAAGGATTTCTTTAACTACATTTCTGTAAGAGAAAAACTTTTGTCTCTCGTCTATCATATTTTTAATATCATTTGGTATTGTTTCAAACATTTTATCGCCAGTAGCCAAAGAATATCCATCTGTCATTCTAGAATAGTCAGCGCATAATTCATTAATAACGCCATACAAACTTGCAAGTTTGTCAATTTTCATTGTTTTTAATTTATCTTTATTCATTACAGCAAAAATTGTACCAATTATTTCTTTTTTTCTATATCTATTGGAAAATATCTTCCAAATTTTTCAATAATTATTTCTCTATTTTTATACCAGCTATCTTTTAATTTTCCTATAGAATTATGTGCTAACCTAATATTAGTAGTTACTCCAATCTTACATTTTTTAGATAAAAAGTTGGCTAGACAAAAATATACATCATACATGTCAAAAAATTGTAGTTCTCTACTGAAATTCTCAGCAATTCTCTGTTTATGAACTCCCATAAACAAACCATCAATTATTACAACATCTTGAAGGTCTTTATCTAGCAATGGCGAAAATGCTGTAAGCCAAGATTTTCCTTCACTTCTATGTAGAACTTGTCCATATTTTTTATCATAGTTCCACCATGCTCCTTTTTCATCAAATTGTGCAGAGCCAGCGACTCCGATAATTCCGTAATCTTCGTGTTCATTGAAAAGCCTTAATATTTCTTTTCCCCAACCTTTCCTTAAAAATTCAATATCATCATGTATGAACACAATTATGTTTGTATCAATTTCCTTTGATACAACCATATCAGCATATATCTTTGAAAGTGACACGCCATCTGGATTATGTATATATACAACATGAGCATCACAATCACATGTGTCTTTAATATGCTCTATAAAATCTTTGTTCTCATCGCCTTTTTTCTTAGAACAAAATACAACTGAAATACTATTTTCCATTTTTTATTAAAAAATAAAAAAAAGTGATTAAGAATCAACTCTTAATCACTTATTTATTTACAACAGAAACTGCATTTGGTGAATTTATTATTACTACAGAGTCTCGTTTGAAATCAGTTAAAGTTTTTGACCCAACATAAGACATTGCTGACCGTAAGTAATCTACAAAATTGTTACACCATCCATGCATTGTATATTCAACTTGTAAAGTTTTCATTAACCCTTCACTTGTCTTTGTTTTAGCACCGCTTAAAGCTATTTGGCCTTGTTTTGATGCCATTCCATAGAATTTAAGACTGATGTCACCTAAGTAAAATGTTTCGTGGTTATATGAGCCATACCAAGCATTGCCCTCTTTATGTACGTCTCTTAAATCAGATAACTCTACTCCAAGCGGTCTTTCTGACCAATCCTCAGAATTTGGGAATTTTATTGCTGCTGACTCAAGCATCTTGGCAAATACACTACCAACCATTACATAATCAGCACCTAGAGCAATTGCCTTTATAATGTCAGAATAGTTCCTTATGCCGCCATCTGCGATAATTTTAGCATTAAGGTTTAATTCTTTTTTAATGGTTGCAACTTCGTCAATAAGTGAAGCCATTGGCATATGAATTCCTGTGTTGCTTGTTGATAGACAACCACAACCACTTCCTATTCCACAACGTATGAAATCAGTACCAGCCTCAGACAATCTAGCGAATGTTTTTGGATTTGCAATGTTACCTACCATTATGGTTATATTCTTACCATATATGTTTTTTGCGGCTCTAATTAAATCTAAAACCTTTTTCATATGGCCATTTGCAATATCTATAAGTGCACAGATACCATTTGATTCATTCAATTTTTGTAACGTATTACAAAATACGTCTTCAAATTCAGTTAGCGAATATGCAGCCCAACGATTTTTAATAGAGTAATTAATTCTAGTCTCTAGTTTGATTGTCCTAGGAAGAATGGCATAAATCATTTCCTCATTGAATATTTGGAAATTGGCCTCATTTACTACTGTATCCATAGGAGCAGTAAATAATGGTAACATTCCGTTTTCATCTAGAGGAATACATTCTTTTCTGTGTTCGATGTCACTTATCACTCCTGGTAATATTGTAACATCTGTGTATGTGTAATACATTTTATTCTTTATCAGCCCCATATATTTTTCTATTTTTCTTAATTAGGAATTTAGGTTCTCTGATTTCATAGTGTTCAAAACGTAAACCATTTTCAAATGGAGATATGTATAAAATATTTCCATTATGGCCATTTTGAACTTTTATTAATCCATATTCACCGAAACCGATGACTGTATATGCAACACCATAAACAGTTATTTTTTCTCCTTCTTTAATAAAACTTGGGTCATATATCAGATTGTTTTTAACAAATGCATTCCAACGAGCACGAGCCTTTTTGTATTTTTCGTCATTGTTTACGACATACTCCGTTGAATATCTTTGTATACTCCAAAACATATCTTTTAGACTACTATTTTTATATTCTTTTAGTAAGAAATTTTTTAAGCCACACCTTTCAAATCGTGAACCGTAAATATAGTCATATTTCCAATATCCAAAATTTTTATTTTGGTATATTTTGTATATTTGACCCATTATCCCCATGTACTTACAGTACCAAAAAAATACTTCTAATATATTCATAACTAATTTCCTGTTGAACCAAAACCTTTAGAACCTCTTTCTGTGATTGAAAGATTTTCTGTTTCTATAATATTAACTTGTGGGTATGGCAAAACTACCATTTGTGCCACTCTATCCCCAACTTGATATGGGGCGAAATCCATTGGATTGTCATAAATCCAATTTCCTGCGTTTTCTGCATCCCTTGCAACATCTTGCCATTGAAACCTTATTCCATCACCATTACTTACTGTAAACGGCTCATAAGACAAACGTGAAATTAAATATCTGCTTTTCTCAATCTCTTCCCTAACTTCAAGCGATGTCCTATTCTTAAAACATAACATTATTTCACCTCTGTATATTGCTGAGTCAACTATTCCAACGTGGTTGCACAAATAAGCATCAGTTTTCCTATTTGAACTCCTTGGGAAAAGGAAAATGCCATAATGTTCGTCACTTTCTACTGCAAGACCAGTGTGATATATGTATATGTCTTTTTCTCTGTCATACTCTACTGAAATTGCGGTTAAGTCCATACCAACATCACCTTTATGAGCATAAGATGGAATAACTGCCTTTTTATCTAATTTTTGTATTTTTATATTCAGAGGCTCGTGTCCTATTGCCTTTTTAGCATATGACAAGAACAATTCATCATCATTAAATTCTGCCATTATTTTCTATCATTTAGTGTTAGATAAGTTAATTCGCTAGCTTGCCTTACAATAGTTGCCATTATGCTCGAATGCCACCTTGCTTGGTCATCTGTCAAGTCTCTATCGTTCACAGTCATTGCTTCTGCTTCTTCTGCCGTAAATTGAATTCCACAGTTTTGACACATTATAAGAGAGTGGAGTCCTGTTCTGATTGATGGTAAATCTCCATCGTATTTATATACGAATCCTCTTTTTTCTACCTCCCAAGCATTATCGTTTGGTATAAGTCTTATTGCTTTTGCAATTTGGTGAAGCAAGCAGATTTTTACCAATGTGTTTTTATCTACCCTTTTGTCTTCTGGTAGAAGCTCATTCAATTTAACTGCGTATGGGGTTAATGTTTTTAATACAATTTCAAGCAATGAACCCTCGTAAGCATTACCAAATTCGTTAGAATTGGTGAAACTTCCGTTCATAATTGCAGTTCCATAAGTTTCTTCAAGACGAGCTGTGTCAATTCCTAGTTGAGAAAGCTTTTTGAAGAATAATTTCAAATTTTTTTCTTTAGTTTCTGTTGTAATCATAATTTTAACTTTTTTAACTTCAATGCAAAGATATAAAAAAAAAGTTAAAAAAGCAAAAAATTGAATAACGAATTTTTCTTTTCTTTATATATTTCTTTTCTTTATATATTATTATATAATAATATTATAATATATATATTATAACAAATTATTGAAAATTAGTTATATTTATTATATATAAAATTAAGGAAACGATATACTTGTTGACACAAAGTTCCATTTTTTGTATACTTATACAATAACATAAAAATTAGATACCCTTTTAGGAAAGGCATCTCATTTTGTCTTTCTTATGATATTTATTATTAATAATAAGAAGAAATAAAAGTAAATAAGTAGATTATGGGAAAATATATTAAACTTTTTAAAAATCATGCTGAGTATGAAGAAGCAAGGCAAAATTTAAATTTGCCTAATGTAAGCCATTGTATTCAAGAGGTCGAGGTGCATTATAATCCAATTGTGCCACCTGACTATTCACAAGAATATCTAACATTTGAAGCATTAGAAGATGGTACATTTAAATTGAGTGGCAACACAGTGCAATATTCACTTGATAATGGCGAAACATGGATAACGCTTGCAAGTAACACTAATACTCCAACTGTTACAGCTGGTAACAAGATTATGTGGAAAGCAAGAGGTTTAACTCCAACATCATCAAAGGGTATTGGTCGTTTTAGTTCAAGTGGAAACTACGACATTGAAGGCAATCCGATGTCATTGCTCTATGGTGATGATTTTGTAGAACAAACTGATTTAACAGGAAAGAACTATGCATTTAAAAATTTATTCAGTGGTTGTACAGGAATAACAAGTGCTGAAAATATGTCATTACCTGTCACAACATTGGCAAGTTGGTGTTATAGTAGTATGTTCTATAGGTGTACAAGTCTAACAACAGCGCCACAGCTACCCGCAACAACTTTAGCAAGTAATTGTTACAATAATATGTTCAGAGGTTGTACAAGTCTAACTACAGCACCTGAGTTACCTGCTACAACATTAGCAGATGGTTGTTATGGTTATATGTTCAATGGTTGTACAGGTCTAACCACAGCACCTG